AGCACCAAAAAAAAAATTTTTTGAAACTCTGATTTTCATTTCAGCCTGGACTCAAGAACTTTTCCGTCAGTAAAAACATAGTCAACTGCTAAACTCAGGAATACTTTTATATCGTCTCGGTCTATTCCAGTCGATCGAAGGTAGTCAATAACTGGAATAATACCTGAGTTACAGGCGTTACAAATCCATCCTCTGTAGACTCCAGTTTCATGATTGTGATCTGCAACTGGAGGAGCTGAACTGCGTGGATTCAGCAGAAGTGCTTCATGAAGTTCACAATAAGCAGGTCTTGAACGTCCTACTTTATTTTCACGCCTGATTAAATTAGTAACATTTGCTGGAGGACGAGGTTTCTTATATTTTGACTTGTAAATTGTATTTTTCCTCAAGTATTTCATGAACTCATCGTCAGTGAGCTCTTCAGATTTTTTCTGAAGCTTCTTCGTTTTCTCTCGAAGCATTACTCTGCCGTAATCGGCCATTACTTCAAGCTCGGAGTTATTTCGTTTTCTTTTTGCCACTGGCTCCCCCCTTATTAACGGTTAATATCGCCCGGCCCAGCGGGTCGCACATATAATCCTCGACGACTTCGCTCTGCCCGAGTGTGATGCTGAGAGCTTTCTCCAAGCCTTTCTGCTCGCATCTTAAGTCCGCGACTTGGCGGTCGATGTCCTTAATTCTGGCACGAAGAGTAAGCTCGATCTCGCGAAGTGTTGGCATCAGGAGTTTGCCTTCTTCAAAATTGAGTCTCCATGACAGCGCTTCGGTTTACAGCAGCAAACAAGGTTCTTCCCGCGAAGCTCGCTCACATCAAGTAGAGGAAGCTGAAGCTCTTCAAACAGCCTTATCGCTTCGGCTCGCCCATAATGCTTCACTGGATATGGATTTCCCCAAGGCGAGCCGCGCATGATGTTAATCGCGTCTTCAGGGAATCCGTCGTAGTGATAATTAAAGACTTTGGGCATCTCGCACTTCACTTCGGGCTGAAGTCTCGGGCACTCTTTGGTCTATAAAGGTCCTGCGTCCCGCCGATGCGGCAGATGAGGCCGGACTTCTCGGCGACCTCAAAGAGGGCCTTCACTTTGTCCACCGGCGCGCGCTCGGCGAGGAACTCATAGATTATGTCGGAAGTCAGGCCGAGACTTCTGCCCTTCTGAACCCACATCTTCGTCAGATACATGTGGAGTTCCTCCATGACCTGATTGTCGCTCTTCCCGATCATCTCCCTGAAAATGTCCGGCATAAGTCTTTCGGCTTCGAGAAGCCACTCCATCCCGCGCTCGACATCAATGTGCTCGATGCGAAGCCGATCCGTCCTGGAGATCGCCGAAATGGTGGCGAGCTTCGCCACGAAGATCGACCTGCTGAGTTCGTAATTTTTGAGCTTCGAATGCGTCGGCTTCGGCGGCCGACCGGCCATGTGCCACTTCTCAAGGCATGCTTTTGCCTCGTCGCTGAAGACGACTTCGCCATAAAGAGTCGAGAATTTGGCGAGCCGGCGAACAAGGATTTGGCGAAGAAGTGTCTTGTCGCCTGGATCGTAGAAGAATGGCCTGAGCGGAACCTCGTTCGAGAAGACCATGATGATCCGGCGGACCAGGCCGGTGTTCCAAGCCTCCTCGGGAAAGGTCGAGGCAAAGTACGCTGGTTGCGCCCCGCCGAGGATGCACATATGAGGGTTCTCAATGTTCAGCTCCTTGACCGAGCCGGTTCTTCGAGTCTCCCGATGACGGTCCTTGTTGTTCCAGAGGGAATTGAGCGAGGCGATGAATTGCTGGTCGTAGGTTGGCAGCAGAACTTGGAACTCTTCTGCCGCGACGAGGAGTGAGTGGAAGACGAGCGGTGGCCCTGATGGCGTGATCATCACGTCTTCGGCTTTATTTAGCTCATCCATCATGCTGGCGTTCGTGATTGAGTCTGACGCGACGTGGAACGCGGGGAGCTTGCTTCCCGGCTCCTGAGTGTCTTGCCACAAGGCCCTGACGCTCTCAATGATGAACTTGCCGACTCCTGGCGGCGCGACGAGCAAGACATAAAGGTTCGGGTAAAGATGTCCTGGCCCGTTTCTGATCCAGACGCGCCTTTCGAGCGCGCCGCTGACGCAAGAGATCGCGGACCAAAGTCGGAACAGTGGAGGCGTAACGAGGCCATCCGTCAGAGACATGAAATCTGCCACGAAGTCGCTCTTTTCCGCCATGTAGCTGGATTGAGATCAGAGTCGCTCTGGAAAGCCGAACTTCTTGCTGGTTCGGTTGAACTTGGAAATGATCGCCTTTGGTACGTTGATCTCTTCTCGAAGCGCCAAGAGGTCGAGATAAATAATCGTGTCCGCGATCTCGTCGGCGAGCTTTTTGACGAGCTTTTTTCTGTTTGATTCGTTCTTCCTTCTCGCAAGCTTTGTGTCGAGGCGTTTGATCTTCTTGGCAACGTTGCAGGCTTCGCCGAGTTCGCCCGCGGCAGCGCCGCTCCATTCTAAGACGTTCCAATCATTGACCCCGCGCTTGCCGTGCCAGCGCAGAACTCGGCTCTTTGAGGATTCGCGCAAGCGTTCCAGAATACCAGGATTCCCCATTATAATATATCCTTTATCAGTCTTATACAGCACTACGCGCCCGACAGTCTTTTCAGACCTATGGCTCGAACGCGTTCGTCTCGCTTTCCGAGCTTGAACTTGACGAGCCCGTCTGGATTGAATCGCCACGGTTTTTTTCCTTTCGAGATTGAGTCCGCGATGTCCTTCTGAGTCACTTGCTGGCCCCAATTCCAGCCCACTTTTGCCTCGCCCGGCACGACGTAAGAGCGCCCCGAGGGGGCGCGAAGCTCGACTCGAATAAGTTCGAGCGCTCTTCCGATCAGGTCTTGCTCGTCCGCGTGCTCATCATATTGAAACGCAATTGAGTCATGGCATTGGCCGAGAACCTGAACACGATCGCCGAGGTAATTCCAGACGCGCCAGAGGCCGAGGTTCGTCCGATCTGCAGTCGTGCTTTGAGGCAAAAATGCAATCGCCTCGCGAAGAGTCTCGCCTTGATCGAGTCGGCCGAAGAAGTGCCTCTTCCGGCCGAAGGGAGTAACGAGAAAGCCTTGCGTTTGGATTTGCTCCGCGCACCATTGCCAGTACCGCGTATGGGCAGGAAAGGCCGGAATGATCTCTGGGCCTTTTGGCCCTGCGGCACGGCCTCGACAATAGCGTGCTTGGAACTCCTCCGCGACAGTCAGCGGTACCTTCAGTGCCCGGCTCATTGTCCAAGCCGTGCCGGAGTAATTGCTCAGATGCCCGCCTCGCTTTGCCATGTCGCGGAATGAGAACTCGCGATAGAACTGCTGTTCCGCAATGGCTCGATCTTTCTTGATGTCTCCGGTCCAGGGAAGCAGTTCCGGCCAGACGAGACGCGAGTTGACCGTGTGCAGGTCTCCTGCCTCGCACGAATCTAAAAAAGTCCAGTCATCAAAAAGGCACCCCTCGATGAAGCCTTCATCGCGGGCTTCGACCTGTTCGAGGTCGATCTGGGCGAGCTTCATTCCTGGGTCCGCGACGAAGGCGAAGCGCAAGATGGGCGCGATATTTTGCAAGTTACTTCCGGTGCCCCAGACACTTTCGCTTGAGCTCGCGCGTCCCGTTTCCGTCCCGGCGATGTTATACGAGCATCGCATTCGCTGGTCTCGATCGACCTCGGTCTCGAGGACTTCGAGCTGCTTTTCGATCTCTCGGATCGCCAAGATGCACGCGACGAGCGGGCGTGCGTACATATAGACTTCCAGCTTCTCCAGGGCCTCACGGTTCGTTGAGAGTTTTCTTTGGCCTTTCTGGCTGATCCACTGTTCAGGAAGCCTCATCCGATGGTAGAAGAGATCCTTCAGCTGATCCGGACTTCTTGGATTGACGTTCTTGTCGCAGATCGCTTGCGTGAAGCTCCAGAATGTCTGATAGAGTCCGATCCTTCCGTTGCCGTCCCCGTGCAGGCGCTTCATAAGTGAATCGACCGCTGCGCGCCGTCCGTTCTCATCAATGAGCCAGCCACGCTGCATGATCTCCAAGTACGGTGCCTGCAGCGCGCGCTCGAAGTTGTAGATTTGCGGCGGCGCGTTGAAAAGTGTCCTGAGCTCGCCGAGGACCTCTTTCGTCACCATCGAGTCGAGGCCGCAGTAGACCTGCATGTTCTCGCTTCCGCGAAGCGAGTCCGGCTCAAGCTCGTGGGTGTTAATCCAAGGCATCAGGTCGGCATCCACCAATTAAAGACTCGTCTGACGAGATAGCTCCGCGCGAGCGAAACGACCGTGAACACGAGCACGAGCTGAATGTTTTCGCTGAACGTCGGAGTCCAGCCGTAGAGGGGGAAGAGGACCATCTGCGTAAGGACGCCCTGGACGAAGCCGACAAGCGTTTGAGCACTCGCTTCGATGAAGCTATGACTTTTGCTTTGAGCCATTGTTTTGTCCAGTCAGGATGCGGAGCGACGCTTCCAGCAAGTTGATGACCATCGGGTTCATTACTCGGGTGATGACTTTTGCCATGTTCTGTCCTCGGCGGGTCCAATACTCTCTCGCCTTCTCAGGATCTGAGAATGAGCGGATCGGGCCGATCTCTTCCAGTTCTTCCGGCGTGAGCGTGTTCACGACGTTGACAGCCTGCCCATCGGGCAGGATCGCGACGAAGTAGAGGAGAATCTCCTGCTTCTCAATCGCTTGCTTCTGCAGCAAGTCGAAGGCGTCTTCGCTCTCTTTGCTCACTCGGCGCATCCTTTTCCGACTCGATTTCCGTAAGAGGTGGGAGCGATGTATTGGCGCCAAGGGCGCCAACCTTGAGGGCAATGAAATCCCCACTCGCGAACGCGCGGGCCGCAGAAGAAGAGGCTGATCGGATGAGGGGTCCGGCGGATTGCGCCGCTGGCGATCATTCCTTCCGTCAAGATGATACTCTGGCCGTGAACTGGAAGGATGTTGAAGACCTTGAGCTGAACTCGATGCGCGGTCCATCCCCAGCGCCACAGGCGCTGACTGGCCGGGACCCACTTGCAGACGACCATCCCTGGCTCGCGGTAGTCCGGAACGATGCTCCAGGTTTGCTGAGTGATTTTTGCGAGGGGCGAGAACTGCCACTCATAATACCCGATGTCGATAATCCAGCTCACGCAAAACAAGTACGGATGATCATGCAGAACGTCGTCGTCATCTTTGCAGAATTCGTGCAGATAGATCGCGCAGAGAGGCATCAGCCACTTCGGCGTAAGTCGCCAGCGCTTCAGATACGGATCGGCTTCGTCTCCGACCATGAAGTCGGCGCGCCGCGAGGCCATGATCGCTTGAGCGTGCTTCAGCGCGCGAAGATGAAGTTTGCGCATAGGATTCCTCCTAAGACAATCAGTTCGAGAACGATTGCTGCTGCAAGGAAATACCTCGCGCCAGCTCCGATGAGGCGAATAAGAACCTCAAGCGCCCGCAGGCTCATGAGCAATCCCTTTGTCCTGTCTCGGTGTCGAGCTTACACGCGATCGCCTCGTCGGCAGATTCGGAAAGGAGCGCCATTCTCTTCCCGTCTGAATTGAAGGTGGTACACCCTTTTGCTCCGCCTGCATGGGCGCGGGAGTAGATCGCCTTAAAGTCCTCCCACGGCATCTGCCCGGTCATATTTATGGTCTTGCTCACTGACGAGTCCATGTACTTCTGCGCTGCGAGGAGCACAGCGAGGTGCTCGTCGGCAGTCACGTCTCGGGCGAGCTTGCCGCGAATTCCGAGGAACTTCGCTCCGTAGTCTTCGATCTCGAATATTTGCGCCCCTTCCGGTGTATTGACTGGGCGAGTGATTTTGTACGCAAAAACCGGCTCGATTCCTGAGGAGACGTTGTCCGCGCTCATGCTGATCGTTCCAGTCGGGGCGATGGAAGTGAGGTGTGAGTTGCGGAGTCCTTGCTTCGCAATTAGTTCCTGCACGTCTTTGTCAAGTGTTGCGAAGAACTTGCCTTTGCAATACTTGACTGAATCGAAATAGTGAAAGCTTCCCTTCTCGCGAGCCAGGTCAGAGCTTGCTCTGTACGACTCGTTGAGAATGAGGCGAAGAACTCGCTCCTCGAATTCGACAAACTCCTTCGATCCGTAGGCGAGACCTTGGGCTTCGGCGCAATTTGCGAGTCCCATTATGCCGAGCCCCATTCTGCGCTTGTTGTGGGCCTCGACTTTCTGCTCAGTCAGTGGATACCTCGCTCGATCGACGACGTTGTCCATTGCTCGGACAATGATCGGAATGTCGTGAGTGAGCTGCTCCCAATCGAAGCGCCAAGGTTGACCTCGACCTTCTTGATCAGCCATTGTTCCGAGCAAGTACTTGGTCAGATTAAAGCTGCCGAGCAAGCAGGCGCCGAACGGCGGAAGCGGCTGTTCTCCGCACGGGTTCGTCGCAGCAATCTTCTCGCAATAATACAGATTATTCATTCTGTTGATCTGATCAATAAAAAGCACTCCCGGTTCGGCCCAGTCCCAAGTGCTGCGCATGATCTTTTCCATGAGCGCTGCGGCGTCGATCTCTCTCACAGCTCGACTGGCGAAGCGCAAAGTGAACGGCTTGTTCGCCGAGGCTGCCTCCATGAATTCGTCCGTGATGGCGACGCTGATGTTAAATCCGAGGAGCGCGGTCGTGTTCTGCTTGGCTCGGATGAATTCCTCAATATCCGGATGATCGACTCGCATCACTCCCATTTGGGCTCCGCGTCTATGACCTGATGAAGAGGTCGCGAGGCAGACCGCGTCAAAGATGTGCATGAAAGAGACCGGCCCGGATGAGTGACTTCCAATTCCGCCTATTTCTGCACCTCTGTGCCGAAGCGTGCTGAAGTCGTACCCTATCCCTCCACCCATACGCATCGTTGCGGCTGCTTCGTGCGCGCGAGCCATAATGCAACCATTTTCGTCTGTGAAGCTATCCTCAATTGTGCCAGAGACGTAGCAATTATACGGTGTCGTTTTCCTGATCGCGCCGATCGCATTTTTAATCCTCCCTGCGGGGATAAATCTCATTCCAAGAAGGACTTCCCTGAGCGACTTGTAGTGCTCATCGCTGTCTTTGAGCCCAAAGGCGACGCGATTGATTGCCTCGCGGAAGTCCTCGCCGCGCTCCCTGTACTTCATCGAGTCGATCAATTCTGCCGCTTGCGTCTGCGGCCCGATCTGCGTGCTCATGCGTTCTGGACTGCCGCGAGAGTGGATTCCCACAGCTCGTCATCGCCGACGCAGCTTACGATGTAGGCGGCGAGATTGAGCGCGTCAGCGTTCGTGATCGGCTCGCGAGGCGGATTCAGCACCACGATGTGATCGCCTCGAACTCCGACCATGAATTTGTTTGCTGTGTCGATCTCATTCATCGCGTTTCTCCTCTCATTATAGTAGCCATCTCAGCTATTCTACTCTCGTAAAAGTTGACAAGCCCGCGTAGCTTAACTACTTCCACGAGAAGTTTTGCTGCATTTGGCTCATCTTCACGTAGTCTGCGATCGAGCTCGATCCAGTACTCTGCACTCTTTCCGAGAAATTCCATCTTATTCGTCCCTCTTCTCAGTGTCAGCCTTTTGATTCCGCATCAGCTTCCATGAACTTTCATCAGTGTAGACGCTACCTAGAAAGCCCAATGATTTTTTCATCTCCGGATAAAGCGAATGATGCAGCATCATCGTGTCTTCCGGCACGAGCGAGAACCGGATCGTCATGGGGCAGAGGTACTGCATGTCGTAGATGAAGTTCTGCCCCACGATCCTGACGTTCTTGTGCTCGCATACGCGCTTCGCGGCGAGCCAAGCCCGCTCCTCAAGCCACGCGTCTGGCCAGTACGACCTGCCCGGCTTTGCCTCGTCAATAAACGGAATGACGATGGCTTGCGACTTCGACGTGGCGAAGGAGATCATCTTGACTTGCCCAATGACTGTCTCACAATCCGCGCCGATCTCAATCGGGACAGGAGAGAGGTCCGCACTAATGCAGATCGCGTTGCAGTAGTTCTCGACCTCCTCAATTGTCGGATTGATCAAAACCTGACGTTGCGGGCGGCGAATTTCTGAGAACTGACCTTCGCGGAACGCCTTCATCAGGTCCGCGACAACGATCGTGCGCCAAGACCACTGATAGAGGACTGCAGCAGGATGATACGTCGGCAAGACTTTCACTCTTGGCCCTGACCAGTTAGAAATCGCAGTTGACCCGCGGAGATTGCTGATTGCAGTCGCTCGCAGCAGCGCCCAGCAAGGAGTGTTCCCGAGGCAGACGACGAGGTTTGGATTAAGAAGCTCGACCTCTGCAATAAGTCTATCCAGTTCGGGGAAGTATTGAGGGTCGAGGAAGCAGCCTTGCTTAAGATGTGGCCAGTCATAATCTTTGTGTCCTTGAGCTTTGAGCTCCTTCTTGCTCCAGCTGATACTTTCGATCTTATTCGCCAGGGGCTGGAAATTGAAAACATTTGTCAGCCCGATGGATGCAGCTTCGAGCCACTGATCTCGAATGAAGACCCAAGAGTTGCCGAAGCGATGACTTTCGACGATCTCGCGATGCAGCTCACTCTCGAGTTCTGCATTCGCCTCGCCGAGCATCTCGAAAAGCAGCTTCCCACTCGAGCCGACGAACGGGCGCGCAATTTCGGCTTCCTCTCGACCCCAGGCTTCGCCGACGAGCAAGATTTTCGGCGCTTTCGCTCCGGAGTAATGCGCGAGGGGCTTAGACGGAACGTACACGCTTCTGTCGCTCCTTTACCCACCAGGTAAGAATATCTCTTGCCATCTGGCTCATTCCGACTTCGTGCTCACTTGCTGCGGTGTAGAGCTCGTCGTAGAGGTCTCCGCTTACGTAGACGCTGAGGAGAGTCTTTTCCCCTTCTTTGAAGACGCGAGGGCGAGGCATGAGTGAGGTCCTCAAATGAGTGATCGTCCAGGGCATGAATGAGCGAGGCGTATGATCGCCTCGCGTTGGCGCGAGAGAAGTACGCCTCGCTCGTGACCCACAAGGTCTTCTCGTTCCGAGCCGAGACGAGGCGAACCCGGAAGCCGCCAGCGATGTCCTCGAAGAGCTCGAACCGATAGGCTCTCTTCCTCATGAGCCTACGCTCTTCTCGAGATTGCGCTCTTCGATGAACGCAACAAGTCTGTTCTGATAAAATTGAGCCTTCTTCAGATCTTCAAGGCCGCCCTTCGCCCGATGTCTGGCATTGTACTTCATGACCATGAACTTGTACCCGCCGATCACCTCTTCGGGCGTACTTTGAGCCTCGAACACCTTGATGACCTCGTAGGGATTCGTCTCGCCGCCGTAGTGCAGCGGGTGGTTGACTTGCTCTGCCTTCTTCGCCTTGCTCATCTTTGCCTCCGATTGTTGAGCGCGAATAACATGACTGCTCCGCCGAGCGCGATGAGATACCCCTCGACGCCGGCAGCGAGCCCGAGGCCGACGACGAAGAGAACCGTTCCGAGCCAGAAAAAGAGCGCGTCGATCTTCATGACTCAGAGCACCTTGCTCGCTCGCACCTTCAGGCGCTCCATCGCGAGGGCGTGACGGGCAGGTTTTACGAATTGCTCGTCAATCTCAAGGCCGAGGGTGAATTTTGCATCGAGACTCTCTGCCGCGCGGATTGAGGCACCCGAGCCACAGGTCGGATCAAAAACCGTGCTGGTCTGATCGACGAACATGGAGAAGAAGTGCCTGAGCATCGGCGCGGGCTTGGTTGAGGGGTGCAAGATCTTGTCCGTCGGAGCCACATAGGCATCACTGACGACCTTGACGATCTGGCGAGAGGATCGCGTCATGAGGAGGGCCGTTTCGTAGATATGTCTCGGCCCGTGCTTCGGGTCGCTCGCGATTCCAGCGTTGTCACTCTTGACCCAGATGAGCGGATAAGGATGGATGCTCAGACTCGGCGCAAGACGAGCGAACATGTTTCGAGTCAGCTCGCGGTGCTTGTCGCTGTACCAGAACATCATGTGAGCAGAGAGAGCCATGAGCTTGTCAAGGTTCTTGCACATGCAAGTCACGAGATTCTCATAGAGCCTCTGTGAGTCCCCGTATCCGGCCGTCGGCTCCGAGCCGCGAGCTTGCGGCCCGCTGAACACGTCAATCCCGTACGGGAAGTCCACATGGAGGAAGCTGAATTTTCGCCCCGCGTAGAGGGGTGCCCACTGAAGGAAGTCCGCATGAAGAATCGTCTCCTCCGGCGGCAAGATCGCAATGACTGGCGGTTGCGCCGGATAAGCTTGCGGCTTCGCAGCTGGCAGCGGGCCGAGTGTCTCGTCCAGGCCGTTCGGAAGGGGGACCTCAATCAGCTCCATCAGGGCATCGCCAGCTGCTCGCTGCTCGCGTCGAAGGAGAATGTTTCTGGCCTCGTTCACGCTGCCGCAATCCTTAATTCTCGGATCGTCGAGCTCTTTCGCGATGCGCAGGTATTGCGAGACTAGACCCTGAGTGATGTTACACTCTTCCGCTGTCTCGGCTTGAGTCCACTCAGGGTCGAGCTCGATGAAAAGAGAATGGATTCGAAAGATGGCCCTGACGAGGTCCTTCCACTCGAGGTCTTTCCGCTTGATGTTCTCTTCGAGCTCGATAATCTGTCGTTCGGTTTCACTGAGGTCCTCGACGAAGCGGCAAAGTATGTCCGTCTCGCCGAGCGAGCGAGTCGCTTCGATTCTTCTCTCTCCTGCGACGAGCCGGTATTGGCGGTCAATTATGACCGGATGAAAAAGGCCCTTGGACTTGATGGAAGAGGCCAGCTCTTCCAGATCGTCCAAATTTTCTCTTTGCCTGTTCGGCCGGTCAATGACGATCGCGCTGAGCGCGATCCTGCGGACTTCGTCGCTTAACACTTGCACCCCCGAAAATAAGTGGCCAAGGTGGTTTAGCTTTGCTGCGATTGAGACGAGAGTGGGGGTAAACCCGTGCTCGAATGCAAGCAAATCCCACGCCGGAGTACGATCAGGGAAAGTCTTCTCGAGTCTTCCCCCTCTAACGGCGCCGCTTCTGCTTACTCCTGAATCCCAACGATCCTATCGACTTGATTCTCGAGTTCGCCAGAACGCTGATTGACGTACTGAGTCACGTCAATGAGAACGTCTTTGCCGATGACTTGCGGCAAGAGCTCCTCGTAAGAGGGCCCCATTTCAAGCCCGAGACTCTTCAGGAACTCGTCGAGCCTCCACATCATGTCGGAGCCATCCGTGCCAGCAGTGAAAATATCGCGGCGAAGTTGGCGCTTGGACAGATTGATCGGAACGAGTGAGCCTTCTTCGGCTCCTTCTTGCATTCTGTCCGCTTCATCGACGGAGTCGGGCCACGAGGTTGGCACGACATGGAAGCGCACATACGGCGTATTGTTGGTGTTCTTGTCTCCGACTTCCCAGGCCTTGATCTTCCCCGGATAAGTCGCCCGCGGAAGGGCCTTCGGCCGCTTCGCCTTGCCGGACTGCTTTTTGAGCATCGCACTGAAATCGACTGCCATTTGGGTGTTCCTTCTGAGTTGAGTTGAAAGAGGTCGGCCCTGTCTTTATGCCGAAGCTGTCGGTGCCTGCACGACTTCGGGTTTCAAAGTGACGACGTTCTCGCCGCCTTGCGGCGCCTGGTTGCTGCTTCTCACGTCCTTGAAGAAGTCCGCCAAGCCTGTGGCGAGGGGGTACTCTTTTTTGACTGAGAGAGGCGCGCTGTTCTTCAGCTCAACCATCCCCATCGTGTCGGTCACAATGACTCGCTTGCGATTCTGTCCGACCCCTATGGTCTTCGCCTGAAGCGCAGAATTGAAGTATCTTCCGACCTTCGGGCTGAGAGCTTTGCCGAGCGTCGCGGGATAGCCCTGTTGCGGGCCGTTGTCTTCTCCGATGAAGACGATGTGAGAGATCACGACGACGTTGCACTTGATCTCCTTGTCGTAAAGAGTCTCAAGAAGGGCTTCGACCGCTAACTGCCCGTCGTACCAATCGCTTTGGAAGGGCTTCTGCCCGAGACGGCCGTTCATCTGGAGATTGAAATTGAGCGCGGCCTTGCTTAAGAACGTGAGGCTGTCGATGACCAGCACGTCTTGAGTCGTGAGATCGACTGCTCTGACCTTCCCTTCCTCGCCCCAAGCAAGCTCACCACTGAGGAGCTTGCTGACGTTCTGCCAGGTGTTCGCCTGCGTTGGAATGAGCTTGCCGCCGGAGTTCTTCCGGGAGTCAGTAAGGGTAATGAAGTGAACTCGATCAGCTGCGCCCTTCTCGTAGGGGCTTTTCGGGTCAAGAAGTAAGTTCTTGATCACGTCGAGCCCGTTGTCGAGATCAATGATCCATAAGTTGTACCCCGCGCTCGCTAGCGAGGCGAGCGCCCCGGTCTTGCCGCTGCCGGAGTCGCCAATGAGGAGCAACTTTGTCGTCTGGCCGCTTTGGTGATTGCTCAATTTAGTCATTCCACTGGACTCCTTGAATTGTAAAAACGTCTCCGACGCGAATTTCTTCCATTAACTGCATGAAGCGATTTGAATTCTCGAAGAGTCTGACTGCCTCGAGAGAAATCATCTCGACTGAAAGGAGGGAATTTCCTCTTCCTGTGCATGAAGTCACGACGAACTGTTGAAGCCCTGAGTTGAATGCCTTGATCGGCATGAGCGAGGACGCGCGCACGATGGCTGGCGCAGCAATCAGCCCGATCGCGGCGGTAATAAATCCCCTTCTTGTCGGCTGAATGAGGTCCATCAATACTGCCCCGGCACGCGGTTCCATCTTCTGACGATCTCGAGGGCGAAGCTTTGCTCGACTCGGCTGAGCACCCATGGCGTCTTCGGCACTGGAGGGAAGAGATCTTCTCCGCCGAATCTGAGCTTCCCGTACGGTTCGATCGCTTTTGCCTCAGCAATGAAGACGCTGTTGAGATTCATTGGGTTCGGAAAGACTGCGAGCTGGAATTTGAAGGCTGGTGAGGATGTTTCATCCGGGATTGTGAGTTCGCTCTGTGCCTTCTTCATCTCGAAGATGAGATTGTAAAGTTGGTCCCAATCCTCTTGCGTGACCGGCACGGTTGAGTCGGTCTGAATGTCGTAGCGCATCGGATGTGCTGGGAGAAGGTTGTCTGGATGAAGCGTGTCATCACCGAAGCTCATCAAATTTCTCCCCGGCGCTGAAGTGGGTCCCAAGTTCTTCTCTTGAAGTCCTTCTCAAGCCAGGTCATCCGGTTTTCTGGATTATGATTACAGATTCCCCTGAATTGGCAGCCGAAGTACTTGTCGCAAGCGGTGTCGTTCATCGGCCAGTCTTGCGCGATCGCGCAATATTCCATCTGCTTCGCCCACCAGCCGAAAGAGGCGAGCCATTCTTCGCGGAGCGCTTCAGTTCGCGGAACGAGGTGCCGCTTCGCGCGCGTGAAGGTCGCCCCAACCTGCAGGCCGTCAATGATCACGCCCCGAGTTGGACGCTGGAGGATAATTTTTCCAGCGAGGTCGTAAAGCGACATCTGATTGTTCGGAGAAAATTGGGCAAAATACTTCGCCTCCAGGGCGTGCTTTGTCGTCTTCATGTCGAGCCAGAATGGGTCACCCGAAAGACTTCCGATCTTGTCTCCATGACCACAGACGGCTATGGACTCGCCATGACTCAGGGTCTTGAAGCCGGAGTCAAATCTGAAGCTTATTTCGACAAAGGGCCTGCCTTGATCGTCCTTCTCGCACTTGATCGGGTCGTCTTTCCCAAGCTGGTCCAGATACCAGATAATAGATCGAACCAGGCTTTGTCTATTTTTGCTTGGGTCTCCGCTGATCCAGGGACGACCAAGCTCCTTGTTCCACGTCTTCGCGAGCGCGGTGCGGACGACCGCTTCGAGCGCTTCTTCGTGATCGAGATTGAAACACCTGGCTTTGTCATATTCTTCCCTCGCCTCGTGCATCCAGAGACCAAAAATGAGATGAACACTTTCCTCCCGTGGAACGAAGCCCCAGATGATCGAGTAGTAATACTTCCTCGGGCACTCCTTGAACGCGCCGAGGCTTGTGCTGTCGATCGCGGTCTGCATTCCCAAGAGCTTGACGCTGAAGGAAGTGTTGAGATGGAGTTCTGGCGGAAGCGGCATTCGGTTGATGGCGAGCTCTAAGTTTGACATGACTTAGAGCCCCATATCCTCGACTGAACCGCTCGCCTTTTTCAGCAGCGGAGTGAGGTCTGCCTTGGTCTTCTCGGTCTTCTTTTTGCCGGTCTGAGCTTCCAGCTTCTCCATCTCTTCCCACTTCACCCTTGCGGCGCGATTAATGGCGATGATCTTCTTGATGTCCTGGCCGCTGTAGTTCTCCGGGTCGCGACTCATCAGATCGCTCAGGGACTCTTCGCTCGCCTCCTTAAGGGCGTCGCTCTGAGGAAGCTCGGGAGTTTTCGGCTCACTCATCGGCTCGCTGATCATTCGTCGCTCCCGGCAGTTTGATCGACTTGACTTTCAATCACGAGCTCTTTCATGCTCGCCTTCATGTCCTGGCGAATTTTGTCAAACTCCGCGTTCGCCCGCGCCTTCATCGCGATGACATGGTGATGCACGATCGTCCTGATCGCTGTCCCGGCGCCGATTCTGGCCGAGCTGTCTGGGCCGAACTCCTGCATTAAGAAGTCCCAGTCCTCGTCGAAAATCCCGACGTGTCGGCGCTGCTGTGGCAGCGGGCTGCGCTTACTCAAAAGAGGACCCCCACCGGGCGCGAGCGCCCGGAATAATCTTTAAGCTGATCCGCGCGTCTGGTTTATTCCGGACTCTTTCGCCTCTTCAAGTTTTTGCCTTAAGCAAAAACCGAAGTGGCCCCAAAGCTGCCGCAGAGCGTGCTCGTAGGCAAATTTCTCGCCGAGAGCAAGGTCGTAGTTCTCCGGACTCGCGCACGCGCTCGACCCGATGACGACGAAGCCGTTCTTCAGAACGACGACGGCGAGCGTAAGGCATCCGAGGTGCGTGGCCACGTCCTGTGGAACCTGCAAGCTGCGCGGCAAGAGGTCGAGCCCGTTCAGGGTGTGCTTGAATTCGACTTCTGCCTCGATGTCCGCGAGAGAGACGCGGGGCGCTTTCGCAACGCTTGCGGCGACTTCGTCGTCGAGCTTGAGGCTCATGGCTTCGCCTCCGAGCTTACGTGCTTTGCCGCTTGAGCTTGCTGATACGGCATCCAGCAGCAAAATTGGCCCTCTTCTGGATGCGGCCCGTCTTCTTCCTGAAAGAGGGTCACGCTTGTGGCCTGGCCAGAAAATCCAGAAGAGTCGAAGTATGCCAGATTGACACAGCTGTCGCTGTGGACGAAAGAGACGAGCGCGGGGAATGGTTGCGTCTGCTTCGCCTTATCGAGATAAAACCAGACGACTCTTCCGATGCTTGGCTTGATCATTTGGGTGCCTCCAGTTTGATTTTGCTGTTGACGAGGATAAGCTCTCCCCCGCTGAAGGGGCTCATTCGAATCTGAAGTCCGTCGAGTTCGGGCATCTTTGCCTCGCGCCTGACGGCGTAGAACTTCTGTCTGGCGCGCTCGAAGTCGTTCGTCGAGATGAGAAGTCCGATCGGCTCTTGCACGGCTTCCAGCAGGAGCATTAAGAACTCGTCTTTCTTCTTCATTCGAGGAGACTCTGAAGCGCCTGCTGCGCGAGTTCCTGTCTTGCGCTCACGCGCCGACGAGCTTCCTCGACGACAATGGCGAGCTTCATTTGGCTCTCGACCGCCTCTTGGAAGCCTTCTTCAGAAAGAGTGATGTCCATGCTTCGCGCCTGCTCCTCGACCCTGGCGGTCGCGATCGCCAGGAGCTCGATTTCAAAAGCAGTCTTGCGTATTCCGCCCTTTGGCTCCCCGCGAGGGCCGAACTCGTAATCTCTTGCGTATTCGGAGACTTTGTCCTGAAGTGAAGAGATCGCATCTGGCGTCAGGAGCTCGCCGGGCGCAAGCCCGCGAGTGGCCTCATCAATCCAGCGCTTGACGTTGTTGCGAATATTCTCGGCCCTGAGTCCGTTCAGCGCGTCGGCCTCGTTCTGAGTAAGTTCATGCCCGGCGCGATATTTCGAGCCGATACCGAAGAAATACTGGTTAATGCGGATTTTCATCGGGGAGAACGGGCTTGAGTGGATTGTGACTGTACGCGATGGGCACAGGGAAGTAAAGGGGCGAGATGATGGGCCGGGTTATTAACCATTAATATCGGACCTAGGGTCGATTTTGTGGATAACTCATCTTCCCCATCGACTCGATTAGCGCTTTGAGCAGCATGATCTCCACGTCCTTCTCCGTCATGAGCTACACTGCGGCTTCCTCTTGCGCTGCGGCGAACGCCTTGAGTCTAGCGATCTCATCTGCTGCTGCTTTTGGCCCGTCAAGGAGCGTGCTCTGGCCGAGCGTGAGCAAATAAGCCAGGGGCCCTCCGGTCTGAAAAACGTCCGTGCTCGCCTTAACAGCCCGCGCGTACTGGTCCATGTAGAATTGCTGGGACGAAGTTCGCTCCTCAATCATCGCGAGCAGGTCGCGGATTACATCGACGTGCTCTCCTTCCCAATCCTTCATTGCATTCTGGATTGACTTGAGGCGCTCTGGTGATGTGTCTGGCGTGCTCATAGCCCGAGGTCCTCGATATTGATGGTTTCGCTCTTCACTTCTTCCGGCGGCGCTTTGCGCCTTCTGAATCCCGGATACTTCTCTTTCATGAATGCGTCATGAGCTTCAGAATAGCTCCGCTGGAGGCCTTGCGGCGTCGCGTTCAGCTCGTCCACGAAGGCCTGAACGTCTTGAGGTTCGAGCCGGGCGAGCGCAAGAAAGGTGTCGTAGAAGTTCAGAAGGCGCTTGCAATCCACATGCGTCCCGTCAGCGAGAATGAAGAGGAAGTCTCCGTACCTGAAATCGTCCTCTTTCGTGATGAACTCAAACGTGCCGTGGATTCGCTTGAATGAGCCGGCCTCGGTGCTGAGATGTTCGATCCACGGTGGCTTCGCGACGTGCTTGAGCGCTTGCGCGGCTTGCTCGTCCTGAATGTCTTGCTCTGTCGGCCCCTGGCCGCCTTCTGTCCCGTCGCAGAAGGTGCATCTATGCGGACCGAGCTTACTGATCGGGAAGCCCTTGCTGTTGCAGCTTGGGCAGAAGGTCATCTCGACGTTGCTCATCAGAACGGAATCTCGTCATCATTGAGCTCCTTTTGCGCTTGCGGCGCCTCCAGTTCCAGAGTCGTCCTAGGCGTGAAGATCTCGTTCCAGCCTTTTCGTCTCTTCCACTTATCAATAATAGGAATGATCGCGTTCCCGGTTACGTTCGCCTCGTAGTCGCTGTGGAAGCGATAGCTGATCTTGGTCGCGAAGCTCCGCGTCGAGTACTGCCAGGATCGGTTTATCTCAATCTCGAGCTCGTAGTCTTTGGTCTGCACAATCGGCTCGATCTCTTCGCGAAGCGCGAACTCGAACGCTTCGACGGCTTTCTCGAGATTCTTCGCGAGCTTTAGTAAATTGGCGTTCATGATTTTTTCTCCCTTAACAGTCGTTGACTTGAAGTTGTGTCGCGTTCAGGCTCTCAGCGAGTCGCTTGAAGTCCGGCTCGTTATGAAGAGCCAGCGCCTCGCGTCCGAATCCGCTGAGAATTTCGGTCCCGCAGCCAGGACACCTCCACTTATCGGAAGACCATATCTTATAAGGGCTCCACATTTCCGGCGCAGCGTTTCCTGGTGGAGCATTCCCATGCGGCATTCCCTCGATGAAGTAGAAGCCGGTCTTCTCGGCCCGGAAGAACATTCTGCACGGAACGCAGACTGGTTTAGGCATCAGATTCTCCTCGGTTCAATTGTGTCTGCTAAGGCTGTTGCGACTCGCGCGAGTGAATCGCCGATGTTACTGAGTGCCTGGATCGAGTTCGCGCGGAGGCGCTTCTCCAGAGCCTCTTTCTCTTCCGCGATTCGGCGAGTCGTTTCTCTTTCCAGCTTCTTCCCGTCGTCGAAGCCTCGTTGGTAGGCTTCGTCGTGAATTTGGCACAGCAGCAGATGCCGCCGAGCTTTGTTCTTCGGAATCCTGACGTTGTTGAGATCAGTGATAGTGCTCATAAGAAGTGCTCCCTGCATGTGTAGTCGCTGCCCTCTGAAGAATGACGTTTGATGAGCGTGACCTTGACGATCTCGATCGAGAGGATCGTCGAGTGCAGATATACATCCGCTTGGCCTTGGCGTCCAACGAACTTGCAGTCCTCGCAATCGTGCTTGAATCGCGGAGTGTTTGAGTTCTCGTGGCTCACTGAAAGTCCTCCAAATTCGCCTCTGCCAGTGTGTGCTTTGTTCTCGTTTCGACAACGTACTTGAGATTCTTCTCCTGCTTCATCGGCCCGGAGTCGCCAGAGGCTTCGGCCTTCTTGGCCTGCTTCGAGGGAAGTCTCCAGGGATCAATGTGCAAGACGATGTCCCATTCGAGACCTTTTGAGCGATGACCTGATCCGAGCGTAACAAGGCCGTCCTCTTTCGCAAAGAGATCACCCAAGATCCGGCGCATGCTGCCTGCGTCGCGGGCCTCGGCATCTTCCAGGACAGCCCTGAGACATTCGACTCGATCTTCGAGCCCTTCCACTTCGTGCTCTTTGTCGTTCGCGATGAGGAGAGATCTCTCCTTGTCAAGCCAAGCAGTCAGCATTGCCGCGGTGTTGACTGCAGAAGTGAGATCTTCCGGGACGACCTTCTTGCTGAATGAAATGAGATTCTTCCCAAGCTGCCTGCCGAGCATCTTCACGCCAACTCTTCGCCGGATTAGTTTGAACGCCATGCTCATGAGCGGCGCATTATTCCTACACAAGATCGCGAGATCGCGATGCCCGTTCAGCTCGGCTTGCACGTCCTTCCAGGACCAAGTCTTTTCGGAGTCGGCCTTGTAGTACGAGTCATCACGAAGAGGAAGCTGGACGAATCGACCTGTCGCGTTCGACTCGTGGGCTCTGAAGCCCGGCGCGTGAGCCTGCTGACGCTCGACGACGACCTTGGGGCATCGGAAGGTCATCATTAATGGGAGATCAGCCCAATTCTTACGAATTGCTCTAATTTGTTCCATCGACTCAGTGTGCGCGCCCCTGAAAGCATAAATTGAGTTATGAGTAACAATTCCATTTGCCAGATAAAGATTCTGTCCAAATCCATTTGACTCAACAGTCAATCCGTAAACGACTCCCTTGAACGGAATATTTTCAATTCTACACTTCAACCAAGTCTCACAATCAGCTGAGCCATCAAATACCTTCACAGACATTGCTTCGCTGATTAGATTGCAAGCCTCAGTTAGAAATTTTTTCTCTCCAATATGGAGAGAGTCCCCCTTTTTCCAGATTGGAAAATCAAATTCTCGCTTAAATTTCTTCAAGCAAAGCTTTGCTCTCGCTGAATTATCTCCTATCGCGTCCCAAGCCACGTCGAGATGCCTCTGTGTGCTTGAAGCTTTACCTGAACATTTGAAGATCAAATCTGGAAGCCCAAATTGGGTCCAGATTATTTTCTCTTCTATCTCTGCTTCTTCCTTCGTGTCAAAAGCTGAAAGAATCCAGAGAGCATCAGCATCTTCTTGTCTTGCCCTCATCGCCGGACCAAAGCCATCTCGATTGGCAGTAGTGTAAAAGCTTTGCGCTTTGCCAATACGGAATTGATTTCCCTTCTGCATCAGATAGACAACGAAACATCTCTTGTCTAGCCAGCGTACTAGACAGCGATGATTAGGTGTACAATCGTGAGCGAAGAATCCATCAGTGTTAATCCTGACCATTTCACCTTCAAAGTAAAATGACTTTACGTCCAGGACTTTTCTGCCTTGGCTCTTCACTCCAGAGAAGCCTACTTTTCGATTATACGAAACGAGCTGGTCTCCAATATTAACATTCTCAATTGATCTTGATTCTCCTCCAGTAAGTTGAATCATAGTCCCTGGAGGATGACACTGCTTCGGGTCTCCAACAGCGAAGATTCGTCCGTCACTTCTGAGGCTCGCTGCGATCATCTGATGATTCAGTGCGTTCAGATCTTGCGCCTCATCGACCATCACGTTCGCGTACTGGGTGAACTTGCCGCCCAAGCAGACGCTGCAGTAGACCTGATCATCAAAGCTGATCGTCCCCTTGCGCGCCATGTTGATGCTCTCGATAAGCACGACTCGGGCGAACTCGGTCATGAAGTCCTTCTCGTCGCGGGGAATCCAGATCTCGTCAGCAAGAGAGTCCCAGACTTCTTGCGAGTCCTCAATGAGGGGCCGACCTATTCCATCAGGAGTCAGGCCGGCGAGCATCGCAGCACTCACGAGCTGCCGTGCGGCGTCCCATTGTTCAGACGTGAGATCGCTTCTGCGCTCCTTGGCCATCGAAGAAACGAGCTTGCCGAGCTTCCTCTCGTCCAGGTTCCACTTCATGACCTGGCTGTTACTTCTGATCCACGCCCCATGCCCGAGCCCGTTCGCGGTTTTCCAGAGGAAATTACTCGGCATCTCGTTGATCATGGCTTGAGCGGTGGACTTGTTGAAGGCCATGCCAAGCGTGGACTCCTTCACGACCTGGCCCATCATCTTGAGGGTTGTGCTCTTCGCGCAGCCCGCGCCAGCCTTGATCATCAGGCTCGCGTCGGTCTGCGCTGCGGTGTCCAGGACTGCTTGCTGTTCTTCTGTTGGCTTATGACTCATGACTTATTCCCCTTTCGGTTCGTGCTTTTCGCGTTGAAGATTGACATGCTCGAATGATTGAGCGATCCGACTCAGCGCGCGCCTTGTCGTTTTGTCCCAGAGACCTTGATGACCCAGGTCCCGAAGTGCGGCGGCTTCCGTCTCGGTGAACGAGACGATGATTCGACGGACTTTCGGTCTCATGTCGGCGCGCTCAAGATGACCAGAGCTTGCCCCGAAGGGGCGAATCCGAGCCGGATGCTGCAGTCGCTCCAAGGAACGAGCTCTTGCGCGCCCAAGAAGACCTCATTCGCCACGAACTCGGTTTGGTTTTTGAGAAGCTTGTTCTTCGCGGCTGCGATGTAGCCGAGCATGAGAGCCTCTCCCGACTCTGCCCTTTGGCGAAAAGTGTCGATGTCCCAGCCGAATCCTGGCAGTTCCGCCTCGAGTCTTCCATATTGACTCTCTGGAATCTCGCCGAGTCGTACATAGACCTGGACTGCGTTCGGGTCATACTCGCAATCTGGCTCCGCGACGAGCTGCAGGTCCGTTCCACTTTTGAGCGTCTCAAGAATGAGCTTCGCCGGCGGCCGGAAGTGCATTCCGACGAGAAGCCCTGTGAGTGTAGTAATAGGCTTGTTCATTTACCTCTCCATTGTTGGTCTAAAAATGACTTTGGTCCTTGCTGCTGAATGCGTTGAGTGAATTCGAAGAATTCACCCTTTGGGCGAAGCCTCTCGGCGAGTAAAGAGAGCCCGAGCAGATAAGCAAAGAGAAGAGTTCCGAGGAAGAAGTACCTGGCGCTCATTCCTTCCCCCTCCCTGTAGGAGAAGGAATGACGCGGATGTTTTCGGCGACCGCTTCACACGTGGCGTTGTAGACTGAGTTCATGCCGTCACCACATGACGCCTCAGCCACCTTCGCGCACAATTCCCTCGTTTCCTCGAACACGCGGGCGGTGGAGATGCGGAGGGTTTCGAGTTCACGACCGAGCTTAGCAATCTCTGCGTCTCGGTCTGCAAGGAGTTGTTCCCAGGTCGCTACGTGCGGAGGGTTAAGTCTCGCCTCCAGCGCGTCGATGTGTGCGGCGGCTTCGTCATACAGCCTCGCGTCATCTTCAGCAGCTTCACAATCTGGATGGTCCTCGCGCAACTCGTTCGCGCGCTTCCGAGCCCGCTCTTGTATCGTCCGTGCGGGGGTCATGGCTCTCTCACAGCACGAATTATCTTAAGCTGATCGCGCGCAAATGCTTCGTCGCGATGGCAGCACAATCCGCGAGCAGATCGCCTTCGGCGGAATAAACTTCCCATTCGCCGTCAGCGCAATGCCATAGGCCGGGAGTCGTGCCGTTGAGACGCTCCCTTATGTCTGCGAGTCTCTTCTCGTCTTGCTCTGTCACGGCACTTTGCCTTTCTCGTCCTGAAGCAGAAGCTCCTCTGCTTTCTTCCGCCTCGCGTTGTGCCATTCTATCCGATGCGTGCTTGAGCAAAACTCTTGGTGCGGCGCGCTCTTCTTGATCTCGAATGTTCGATCGCAAGACTCGAGCTTGCACGTTTTGATCGAGCCGATTTCGCTGAGTTCGCTCATCAATTTTTCCTCATAATTTCTGCGAGCTTCGCTTGAGCAAAGCTCATCAGCACGTCAATGGAATTGCTCCGAAGAAGAAGGCCGCCGTTCAGCTTGAGTTCGAAGCTCGAAGAGTCACTTTTCGCGCGACGGATGCTGAACCGGCCGACCCCTGATACGTCAGCAAAGCTCTCACCTTTGATCTTGCTGTATTGATGATTCTCCCATATGAGGGAAATAATTGCGCTGCTCATTCATGATCTCCGGCTTTGAAAGTTCAGCCCGAAAGTCACGCGAACGCGCGACTCTCGGACAAAGCTTTCCCCTCACTCTTCGTCTTCGTCAGTTTCGAGACGCTCGTTGCACCAGCCGCTGAAGAACTCGCTCACTTCGTCTGCCGTGTCTGCATCCGCAGAGTCAAGGAACTCAAAAAGTGCCTCCCAAGCTCTGCGCCCCGCGAGGGCGATCTGAAGAAGGGCTTCCCCGGTGATCCGGGCGAGTTCCTCATTATTTTCGACTTCAGAAGTTGCGTCGATGATGCGTTGGACTCTGTCATTGCTGCTCATGTTCATTCCTCTTCTCCCTTCACTTAAAAGTCCAGCGAATGTGCTGGTCCAGTTCTGACGTTCGTAATTACATGGTACTTCCGCCTCTTGCGCCCGCGCTTCACTTTCGAGTCGGTTCCTTGACGTTTGCCCGTCGCTGCACGGCTGCGCGGAGGCGGACCAAGCACGAACGTGCCCGGCTCAAAACTTCCGCCCCTGTCAAACGCAATTATCTCATTCCTGAGCGATCTCGGCGTCATGTAGCGTTGCCAGTTTCCCTCATTCGATCTGATGTAGACACGAGAGAGATGAACTCGGACCTCTGTCGCGTGAGTCAGCTTCTTGCACGCTCGAGCGACGACGCAAGAGCTAGGTTCTTGCTTGTCCGCTCGCGCTATGTCCTTGGGCGAGATGACGAGCTTTATTGCTCGCTTCGCGTTTATGATAGGCAGGGACTTCTTTCGCTTAATTGGCATCTGCTCGCTCCTTGAGTTGAATGAATAGCTGAGTCAGCCACTCTTCTGCCTCCCTCTGAAGTCCTGGCTGCTTGGACTCCCGATTGCCTGCGACATTCAAGACGCTGATGTTAGAAGTGATGATCCAATTCTTGACAATAATCAGGGCCATCTGATCGAGCGCGTGAGTCGAGACGAACTTGTACGGCTTCCTCATCCGGCGGCAGAAGCTTGCTGTTAGCTCACTTCCTCCGTCGAGTGACACCGCGCCGAGAATCAGTGTCCCATCTGAGTCGATCACGTTCGCCTGAGTCCGAGCCGGGTAGTTCGGACTCGCGTGCTCTTCGACGCCGAAGGCGCGAAGGCTGAGGTCCGTGCCGAGTTCGGTTCTCCAGCCCCTTGGGACTGTGCCGCCGGTTTGGAGCCCGGCGCTTCGCGCCGCTTCAAGTCCGGCCCGGTCGGCGCCAGTCTGGCCTCCAGAGATGACTCGAATGAGTTTGCTCACTCTACTGGCTCCTCAAATAACATCGCTCTGAATCGAAACTTTCGACTCAACGCTGTAAGGTCATGACTGTTCGCGATCTTCACGACTGTCTGGCCTTTCTTTCGCTCATGCTGGAACCAGTAGCCTTTTGTCAGAAAGTGATTAACGAACCTTCGAGCCTCGTTGGCTTCGCTGAACTCGAGTGTTTGAAGCATCATCATTATGTCTCTCCCAAATCTTCTTCCCCACTGAGGGGCTCTTCAAACGTCCCATGTCCTTCATCGAACATGACTGTCGTGCCGAACACCCTCGCCAGAAAGCGTCCGTGTTTTCTGTCGGGACACTCAAACGTGCCGAAGATCGGTACGCCAATGTGCTGGCAATTCAGACATTCGGCTTGCCCGTCATCGAGAAGCTCGATCGAGGCGACGCCGCATTCTTCTGCTGAACAGAAGGCAATTTGTGCTTTGCTCATACCAGCTCCTTCTCTTTCGGTGAATGCGCCATGCTCACATTATAAGCTGTCCGTTCCGCGATCCAGCCGGGGTCCGCGTTGACGAAGACCGGCTCGATCCAGATCGACTTGATGAGTTCGTTGCGAGGCCCGTGATGCTGGCGACGAATATGTCCGCGCCGAAGATGCGGCCGCCGAGTGAGCCCAACGAGGTGCTCACTTCTGCCCTCGACAGAGGTTCGCTCTGTAACTTCTCCGATCTTGAGAGTCGTCGTATAGCGATGTCGCTGTTTGTTGTTCTTGCCGATTCCGAGCTTCATCAGCTTGCATTCCCTTGACTCCTTGAGGACGTTCTTCGTCGCGAGGAGCACGATTAGAATGTCGAGCAAATCAAGTCCGATCTCATACGCGCCGAGACGGACGAAACCGTTGCGATCAATTTGCTCGATTCTCTCACACTCTTCAATCCAGGGCACTGTATCAATCCACTCGCCCGGCTTGCCTTCCATCAGAATCCGCACGACCTGGCTGGTGTCCTTCCTCGTATTGTCATAGCGAAAGATGCAAGTCTGAGTCGAAGTCGCGAGTTTGTGTTTGCTCTTCTCGAATTCGCTCTGCCGTTCGGGCCAGGAACTGTAAAGGGAAAAGACTTTCCGCTCCGGCACAACAATATCCATCTGATCGAACGGGGCGTTGCAAATGCCCAGCTCTTTCATCTGCGCGATCGTGGCCTTGACTTCCTCTTTGCTGACCGCGCTGAGGAGATCGGCTGAAAGTTGGAAGCACTGCCTTGGCCATGCCTCCTTGACGACGTACTTTGTCGCGAGATCACTGTCTCGGCTCATTGCCTGGGCCTTTACATAAGTGTGACAGATGCGAATGATTGCATCGCTGAGACTCTCGCCCTCCCAACAATGATCCTGAAGGATGTGTAGAGTGTGCTGAGAGGGACCTTCCAGGTCCCATCAGGCTGTCGCTTCCCCTCTTCTGACCACGGGTAGATGGCTCGCGACTTGAGCGCGGCGTGGGCCTCGGCTGTGATAACGACCCATGTTCTTTCGTTCTCGCTCATAGGTCGAGGTCCTTCACGTTGAGCTTGCCCGAGCTGATAACGACAGGCTCCCCTCGCTTGCGCTTCGGTTGTGTCACGATCCGGCGGATTTCCACGTCTTTCGACTTGGAGATGATCACTTTCCGAAGAGTCCGCTTCGGCGTGCCCCGGATGAGGCCCTCGCTCAGACAGAACGAGCATCTCGGGCTTGGTGCCCCGTCAAGATGATGTTCCCAATGATAGACTTGCGCCCGCGTTGGCGCACCGTCCTGGCCGATTGAGATGTTGCCTTCCATTTGCTCCTGCAGAACGCGCCGCAATGTCTCGCCCTCGAAGCCAGCGCGAAGTTCGACCTTGCGCCTTGCGCCTGGGCCAGAAGGAAGCTCAATATTGAGACCGCCTTGCGCGTTCATGGTGACAATCACTTGCGGGGTCTGCACGACGCGCGAAGCCTTGGGCGCCTTCAGTGTGTCCGGCACGACTTTGAGTCGTTCGCGGCGCACCTGTGCCGCTTCGAGTTCCGCGATGAAGATCGCGTCCTTCGCGTTCTCGAGATCGACGCGGCCAGAGCCGAGACTGACGACCTTGCCGACGCGCTCGACGACAGCAAGAACCTTCTTGCCCCGACGAATTTCCCACACTTCAACAGGGGGCGTGCTGGGCTTCTGATGCGCGCGCAAGAGCGTGTCCGGCTTCATGCTGGTTGCTCCGTGGGTGATGTAGTCGCGAGTCGCGGAAGAGGTCATGACACGCTCACTACAAGCGCCCGCAATCCCGGCTCGTCCGACTTCATTCGCTTCACTTCTACGAAGCCGTATTTGTCGCTGGATAGTTCCGCGATGAGTTCGAGAATGGTCATAGCACAAACCTCTCAATTGCTTTCGTGAAGGCCAAGACTTGCTCGATTGCCTCGCCTTGGCGAGCGGCTTCGTCTTCAAGACCTTCTGACTTTGCGTCTCGGCCGTCGAGTTGAGCACTCTCTGCAAGCTCGCAGACCAATTTCAATGCTTCGATCATGTTCATAGGCCGAGGTCCTTCACGTTAATTCCGACGCTGGCTGGCGTTAGCCGGCCTTGGCACTCGGGAATATTATGGGTCCGAGTCGGCTTCTGTCCGAGCTGGTGCATCATTTCCCACCAGGTCTCGCCATGATCGACCTTCCCGTAGACCAGGAACTGCATCGCATGCGCAAGCTCATGCAAGAAGGTCGCATGAAGGTCGCGCGGACTCGCGCATGCGAGTCCGGGATGAAGCTCAATTCCGTCTTTCGAGCTGAACGTGCCTGCCGTTCGCCTGAGCTTGTGGTTCCAATTTACTGGCACATTGTAGAGCTTGCCGTTGATGAATTGGCTCGGGTGAAACGAGATGGCTCGGTCGATCACGCTGACGAGGCCGAACTCTTGGGCGAATGCCCTGACTGTGCTGGCGCCTGCGGCGAAGTTGGTGCTCATCAGATCATCCCCGAGTGATTTGCTTCCAGCATCTGGATGATGGAGAGGGCTTGCCGATCGACTGCGGGAAACATTGAGCCCTCGACTGACTTCATCTGGAGGAGTGAGTGTTCCGCGCATTTCAGGACGCGCCTAAACGCGCTCGAGTTGATCTTGTACTCGACCCCGTTGATGAAAAGAGCGACCGTGCAGTCCTCGGTCTTGAGATTGTCGCGCTTGATGGTCATGATTGCGTGCTCCGGTCTTCGAGTTTGAACCCGAGGCGACGAACAAGTGCCTGGATTTGCTCAAGCGTCGCGTCCTCACTGAGAGGGAACGCGAGCATTCTGTTTGTGAAGAGGCCTCGCTGTCCGGATTGTGTTCGGCTGATGTAGACTAACTGGTCGCGCATCTGGTATTCCCCTTTCGGTTTGCGAGGTGATAGAGTTTGGCTCGCGCGGAAATGATACGCCCATTTTACGGGTATGTCAATAGGGCTGAATAAATTTACTTTTCGTGCTCATTGATCGGCAATGACCTTTGGCGAGATAAGGCTGTCCACAACAGGCTTGACCTTTTGCCAGTGACTCAATATGAGTCGCGAGTCATACTTTGTGAGTCCTGGCTTCCCGCGAAAAATGATCTGTTCAAGATCAGCGTGTTGCTGTTTGATGATTCTGATGAGCACGTTGACGCGCTCAAGTTCTGCTTTGCTCATTTAAGATTCGCCTTTTTGAGTTCCTCTTCGACTTTGTCCATCATCGCTTTATGTTCGTCTGCAGGAAGCGCGAACATACTTCCGGGCTGGTTCTCGGGATCGGTCGGGTCGTACTCTGGAGTTGTGTTCGCGGGATGGATTGTTGGAGTCTGAAGTGGTGGCTTCGGCTCGGATGGAATGAAGTGGCTGGTTTGCTCGACTCGAGGTGCGATTCCGGCTGCGCGTCGTTTACGCTCGGCTTTAAGGCGGTTGCGCTCGTTCCGGGTTCGATTTGCGCGGAAGTGAGCGAATTCTATTTCGAGCGTAGAGCGAGATTCGGCTGGTTGAGAAAGCAGCCGGTCTCCGGCGCTGATGTAGATTGACTCGATTGCGGCTTCGGCGGTGATTTGCCCAGCTTGGAATGAGCTACGCTGTTCGTCGATGAAGAGGACGAGACGAGCGAGCGCGGCTTGGAAGTCGCGGCCTGCGTTGATGATCGCGATGACGCGGTGCTGGGAGATGGTCATGAGAGATGCTCCATGATTGTCGCGAGGGGCGATGGCAATGTGTACCGCGTTGATGCGGGGGATGTCAATAGGGGCTGTGACGAGATGGCATATGTATGGACGTGTAGGGTCGATAGGCTCAGGGGGAGGGGAGTCCAGGGGTGGGGAGGCCGTTCTGAGGTTTCAGTTAAAAAAAAAAAAAAAAATTGAAAAAACCCACTGGTGACCTCGCCAGCAGGACGACTGACGACCCTGCAGGATAATGCCCCCATCTCCACATGAGCCGGATACATTGGCTGCATTCATAGCTCGAAACGCCAGTGCTACGCCCAATTTATGCGATCTCGCTTGAGTGAGCTGCATCATTGGCGAGGCTGGTGGCCGCGATATTAATCGTTAATAATGGGGTCAGGGTCGATCAAATCATGAGCCGCACCCTTAAAATTGGCTGCATCCTTCTTAATGAGCCGCAAGTCGGGTCGTGTCGTGCGGATCGGCGAGTGGGGACGATCCGTCTCGCACAATAAAATTTCACAAAATAATTTCGTCAGCCCCATTGCATCCGTTGGGCAATCGTGTACGATCATCTCACGGTTCGAACGGAACCGGGACACCCACGGAGCATGAAAATGGAAACTCTCACTTATGGCAACACTTCGATCAATTTCGACGGACTTCCCGCGCAATCGCAGCGTGCATTGGCGAGTCGCGGATTGACGCATTTCCTCGGTTCGGAACAAGCCTCGAAAGTCGGACCAAATTCGTCCTGGGCCGCGAAGTTCGAGAAAGACAACGGACGCAAGCCGACGGACGCGGAAGTCGAGGCCAAGAAGGCAGAGAACCTCGCGGCCGCAATCATCGCGTTGAGCGACGGAACGATCGGCACGGCACGCGGACCGAAGCTTGATCCGATCGAAGCCGAAATCGAACGCATGGCGACGAACGAGGTTTGGGACAAACTCTCCGGCGCCAAGCTCTGCAAAAAGAACAAGCGTCCCGACGACGATGACGTGTTCGAATTCGCGAACGGTGACAAGTTCACCTTTGCCGTTCTTGTCGAGCGTGCGATTATGCGCGGTGGCGAGAAGATGCGCAACGATGCGACTCGCAAGGTCGAAGCCGAACGCAAGGCGAAAGAGAAGCGCAAGGCCGAAGCCGAAAAGGCGGCAGCCGCCGGCCCGGTTGACGCGGCGACGCTCGGACTGTAATCGCGTACTTTGGGGGCGGAATCGTTCCGCCCCTTTTTTCTTCAAAACCGAAAGGGGAATAGCCATGATACTCACATGCAAAAATCATCCGCATTTGTTCTGGCGATGCAAAGACATTGCCTATTCGCCCGAGGCAAACGATGGTAAAGGCGGATACAATGGCGCGCGAAACATTTTCTTCTTTGGCGAACGCCGCCGTCTAATTGAACCTGCCAATTCATCGTGGAAATACACAACTTATGTAACGGACGATGATAGAGTCGATCCATGCGTCCGTGAGTGTGAATGTTCATCGCGTGATCTGATTGGCGCTCCCGGATCGGAAGAGGGGTAAACGCGGATCATTCGACGGAATGGAACGGGCGGCGCGAGCCGCCCGTTTCTTTTTGGCTTGATCGTCCGTACACGGAATGTCAGTGTACGGACGATCGCCCCGATCCGCCGACGTCGTGCTTGCGCGCGACGTGAGCCGGATCGCCTTCGGCGCTGACCGGGGGGACCGGCCCGGTCGCTTGGGTTAGGGTAGTTTAGAGGACCCCCAGGCGTATTTTCTCAAAAAACACCCTGGCCACTCTTTTTCCCATTGCCAGCCTCACTCGATCGCCCCTCCGCGCACGCATCCGGCATTCTCGCCCGAGCCATCTACTTCCACCTTGACTTCCCGGCTATCCATGCGAACATGCTCTCCGCGATCCAAGCGAGTCGCTTTTGCGTCATGCTGAAGATCGCACCGCCCGCTCAGGCTGGTGGGCCTCCGGGTGTCCCCTTCGCGGGCGAGTCGAGACGAGGCGTCTTGCCCGCGAAGGTCAAAATGGGGAACCTCTCATGCCGAAAAAGATCAAATTCCAACTTACCCTGAAGGGAACTGCCGGGAACGACACTCTCATCGGCCGAAACGACGAGGACGACGCGATCAGCGGCGGCCAGGGCGATGATCTGATCAGCGCGTTCCAGGGCGCGGATACGCTCATTGGCGGCGAAGGGGAAGACACCTTTAAATTTGACTCCTGGGCCGCGAGTAACATCACTTACGGCGAGGATATGATTGCTGATTTCGAGCCAGAGGATGAGATTGATCTGGCGAATATTCTCGTCTACTCTGATGAGGACGACGATGGAATAGTCGAAGCGTCGCGACCAGTTGCCTTCGATGACATCGAGATCACACCGATCGCTGGCGGAAATCGCATCCATGTCGCGGTCTGGCCAGGAGACTCTCGCTGGGATTTGAACATCAAGTGCCTCGGCGCGACGCCAACGGAAGTGAATTTCAAGCTCGCGCCTGCGGCAGCATGACCCAAGTCATCGGCGATCTCGCGCTTCTTGAAGAGCTCGTGCTCGGCACGGCCGCAGGCGGGAGGCGCAGAAGTGCGCCTCTTGAAGTCGCCCGAGTTCGGGCCCTCGAAGCGAGCGACCTAGAGTTGCTGCAGAATCCCCCAAATGCGGCGCTGCCAATTCGACCCCTGCAGACAATCCGGCACTCGCATCACCAACTCGCGCGACTTATTGCAGCCGGGAAGGCGGATCAGGAAATCTCACTCATCACGGGCTATAGTCCAAGCTACATAAGCTCGCTGAAGGGTGGCCAGGACTTCAAGGACCTCATTTCTTACTACTCGGCGCAGAAGGAGTTGATTTTTGTCGAGACGATGGAAAGGCTGAAGATCGTCGGCCTCAACACTCTCGACGAGCTGCAGAAGCGATTCGATGAGTCTCCGGAACAGTTCACGAACACGCAGTTGATGGAGCTGATTGACCTCACGCTTATTAAGCCGACGAAGACGCCACAAGGCGGGATCGGATCGCCTGCTGGTGGACCAGTTACTGTGAATGTCCAGTTTGTCTCCGGCGCACAACAGCAACCGCAAGTTATTGAGGGCTCGAGCCGAGAAGTCGTCGATGACGGGTACTAAGAAGTGCGAGCTGAAGATTGCTTCGAAAGTTGTGCTTGCTTCGCGATGCTGCTGTCGGCACTTCGTGCCGAATTGGTGCTGCAGGAATGATGTGTACTTCCTCAGAGTGACTCAGATCGTTGAAGAACGCCGCCAAAGTGAGTCTTTCAGGACAATTTTGGCGAGATGAAGATGAGCGGGAGGGATATTTGAGCTTCCGAAGCATCAAGGGCCTCATTTCGGCCGAGCTTCTGAGCGAGAAGCCAAAGTGTATTCCGAACGGGAGGCCGAGGGGAGCCAAAGCGGCGGGACTTCGCTATCAGCGCGCCTTTGAGCGCGCTATCGGGAGAAGCGCGCTGGCGGGGCCGTGGTTTCAATTCCGAGACGTGAACGGGGAAGGCTTCTGTCAGCCGGATTTTGTCATCAATTTACCCTCCGTCGCGGTCATTCTCGAGTGTAAGTACACCTGGACGCCTGAGGCGTTCGCTCAAATCGAGCTCCTGTATGCGCCAGTTCTTGCGCAGGCGCTCAAGAAGCCAACTTTCGGCCTTCAGGTCTGCAAGAGGCTTGTACCAATGGCACATTCGACCTCAAAAGTCGTCGGAATGCTCGGAAACGGGCTCGTTCTTGCGAATTCTGGGACGAGAGTCGCGCTCCAGTGGCTCGAAAACACCCCAGTGAGTCTCGTGCCCTCAGCGGAACAGCTGAAGTCGATCCAAATGAGGAAGGAACAAGCAAATGCAGCGTAATACAAGAAATTTCTCGCCTGCCGCGGAAGCTCCGAAGGCGCCTGGGAAGCCGCAAGAGGCACCCGCAGGTGCTCCGATGGGAAACGCGCTCACTCCGGGGGTGCCAGCGCCAAATGCTGCGCCTGCGGCTCCGCAAAGCTCGCTCGGACGGGCGATCTCGCATCTTGGGGGGAAGTGAGATGCCGGCGATCAAGCTCTCTTCTCAGGAGACCTCGCGGCGCGCTGAGCTGCACAAAGCTGCGCTCGAAGGAAACATCACGAAGAGGAAGAACGATATTGAGAAATTCAAAGCTCGGCTCGCGATGGCCGAGCAAGACGTGAATGACTGGACTAAAGAACTTGAGGAGCTCAAGTAGATGGCGAACGAGGGAACAAACAGGACGCTCTTTGCTGCAGAAAGTGCGGTTGCTCTTGTCGAGAGCGACACAGTTACTTTCCCTGCGACCCGCGCGGTCTGGGTCGGGGGAGTCGGGGACCTGGTTGTGCAGATGAAGAGTGGCCAGATCGTCACGTTCTCGGCTGTCCCGGCGGGGACGCTCTTGCCGATCTGTATTAAGCAATTTCGCGTCGCAAGTACAGCGACCCTGGTTGTGGGGCTCAATTAGATGCGCGCTGGTGTCGGCATTGGAATTCCTCTTCCGCCGAGGAAGTAAGCTTCAAAGTGAAATGATGTGAACGTGATGCTTCTTCTGGAGAAGAGATGGCCCATCTGAGTCTGCTCCCAAATGGAATGCAGCAATTCGCCGACGCGAACGGAGTTCCGTATCTGGCCGGAACGGTCAACATGTGGATTCCGAACACGGAGACGACGAAGCCCAGCTGGGTCGATATGGACCACCTGGCTCTCAACACCGATCCAATCATCTTGGACGCGGCAGGTCGGTGTGTCATCTGGGGAGAAGGAATTTATCGTCAAGTTCTGAAGGACATCAATGGGAACACCATTTGGGATAAGCTTACGCTGTATCACGACTTCAGCGACATCGTGGTCAGCTCACTTTACGACTTGCCAGTGTTCTTTCAGGGATTTCCTGAGGCGAATGAGGAATATCCTCGCTTCGTCATTCCGCGGAGCCTTCGGCTCCCGGCGGGGCTGACTGCAAGTCAGGCGAAGCTTAAGGCAAATCCTTCTGCGACGATGACGTTTGCGCTTTGGAAGAATCACCCGACCGGAGCACAAATCGGAACGATCGCGTTCAGTACGTTGGGAGTGCCGACGTTCACGTTCGCGTCGAATGTGGACTTCGCTGCGGGGGACATCTTCAGCATATTTGCTCCGGTATCTCAGGACGCAACAGGGGCGAATGTGAGCTTCGCCTTCGTCTTCACGGTTCTCTGAGGGCGAAATGGCGATCCAGGGGCAACTCGCGTTTGCACCGTTTGGAGCGTTCGGGCTCGAAGGCTCGATGCCGCAAAGTATGTTCGCGATGAAGGGCGAAGATGGAAATCACTACGCGAAGGCGAACTACGACTTCGGCCCGGCAGGGACGAGCGACAGCTACTACATGGGTCAGATTGACTCAAATGTCGCGAACTATTACCAGACGACGCAAGCGGCAGAGCTAGCCGTTCTGAACGGTCTCGGCTTGGCTGATGTGAATTTCGGAACTCAGACCTGGTACATGGGGCAGCAGGGTGGAATTACAGCCATAGGTCAGCCGTACTTCTGGCTCCCAACTTATACGCTTGACTTCGGGACCCCGAATCGGGCAGGAAATGTTTGGCTCAGATACAAAGTGAACGCCGCTTCAGCAGTTGTTTTCGACGGGTACACTGGAGGAACGTGCAATTCGACCTCTGCAAACAGCGGAACGGTCGGAGTCATCGGGCACTGGGTCATTGGTCCAGGCGAGGTTGCGAATGTCATTTACGGAGCGAACTCTTTCCCCGGCGGAGCCGGGATTCTGAATGGGAAGCTCTGGCTTGCAAATAGAACTGGAGGGGTGAATTTTTTCTTCCCGGACAGCTTCAGAGTAACGGTGATGTGGATTCCCTTCACGGGGAATGCCTGGAGCTCAGCAGATGCCTCTTGGGAGCAGTACTTCACTGTTCTGCCTGATCCGATTACGAGAACGTATGTGGATGCAGGCACAGCGCGCGGGTATACGAACAAGATTGCACTGATGGAGGAGCCCGGAGGAAGCGGGCTCATTCGGCTCTTCATGTATCTGGACGCGAGTCAGGGACCGGCAGTGGGCTTCGCGAGCGCGGTCTTGCTGACGCTCCTGGTCGATCCGGTTAATCGGACGACTGATGCTGCATGGACGAACGTAAGTTCGCTCTTTGGGGTCCCCTTTGATGACACTCTGAAGAATTTCGCTGGCGCGCTCACAACGAATCCGAGGAATGACTACACGAGCCCGACAGTCATAGGTCAGAATCTGCTGATGATGAGAGGATATGATGATCAGAAGAATTACGCGCTGTATCGGCACTTTTTGATTGATCAGCCGAATCTGTCGCACATTCTGCGTGGCGACGTCGTGCAAAGCATCTATACGACGGTTCTGCCGAGCGGGCTGAACACGCAGACCGAATTCATCGAAGGCTACAGGGACCCGGCGAGTCCGGGGACGCTCTACACGATGGGCCGCTACGCGACCCAGTACGTCTACGGGAACATGGGGGCGTTTCCGAGCATAAAGCAGAGGAGATGGTTCGCCGAGCCGGGACCGATCAGGAGCATTGCGCCGTGAGAGACGTGAACAAGCTGATTGTTCATTGCAGCGCCTCAGATGATGGCGATGACATTGGGGTGAAAGATATTCGCCAGTGGCACATTGCGCGCGGCTTCAAAGACATTGGGTATCACTTCGTGATCCGAAGGGATGGGACGCTGGAGCGAGGAAGAGATGAAGAGAAGGCTGGCGCGCACGCGCAGGGCCACAACACGAGCTCGATAGGGATTTGCCTCATCGGCGGGGTCGAGGCGGACAAGAAGGAGCTTGCGGAATTCAATTACACTCGGGCGCAGATGGCGACGCTTGAGACGCTGATTCTTAAATTGATGCTTAAGTATCCGCGAGCGCAGGTCTTGGGGCATAAGGACTTGCCTGGAGTAAGCAAGGCATGTCCTTGCTTCGATGTGAAAGCGTGGTGGGGAAATTCAGCAGAAGGGGCAATCATCTGATGGAACAGAAGATGACAAGCACAAAAGCTTGGAACGGGGGGATCACGGCTGGACTTGTGAGTGGAATCTTGCCGATCATTGAGCGCACCTTTATGGTAGATTTTCCGCCTGAGGTCGAGAGCGCAATAATTGCGCTCGTAGTTGCTGTCTCGACGTGGTGGATGGTCTACTTGTTTCCGAATAAACCGAAGGAGAACCAAGAATGAAACTCAGGATTCTAATTGCCGCTGTGAGCTTCGCGCTCGCAGGGTGTATGACAGCACAAACTGCCGCATTCAAGCCTGTCGCGTATACCTGCGCGAGCGGAGCGTTTCTGCTCGAGACTGCGAATGATCTGAGAGCGAAGATGTCAGATCAGACGAAGGTGATCGTCACGCGCGCTGCAAGCGTGCTCAATCCAATTTGCAGCCAGCAGAGTGCGCCGACAGTAACCAGCACGGCGCAAGCGGCGCTCAGCTCAGCTCTTGCAGAGCTTACAGGTGCAGTAGAAGGAGCACAGAAATGAACATCGCAGCCGTTCTCGCAGCTATTGTGCAGGCACTGCCGCTTGTCGAGTCGCTCGTCGCGATCGTTGATAGAGATAAGACTTCGCCGATTCCAGAAGTCGCGGCTTTGGCCGCGAAGATCATTCCGAACGTGCAGGCGCTCGTCTTGATGTTCGAAACAATCCGGGTCGGGACTGAAGACGAGTATGAAGAAGTCTGGGCTCCAATTCGGGATCGCTGGAACGATGCGTTCGCGAAGTGGAACGCGGGGGAGTAATGAGCAAGCGCGAGGGGTTCATCATTGCTGTCTTAAGCATGATTTTGACTGCTATTGGCTTGTCTTACTTAGTCTCGCGGCTGTGGCCTTATGTGCCGAGCGGAGAGGGGCCAAAGCAGGAAAACTTCCCGTATCCGTAAGAGGAAGATTTTGAAGAGATGAGCAAGATTGTCGATTGGGTCGTGCCACCAGCGGGGGCTGACGCTGAGGCGCAAAGAGATTGGCAATGGAGGCTTTCAATGGCAGTAGTCGGGCTCTACGGAGCGGTCGGGTTTCTGGTCGCGGCAGCAGTCGGGCAGATCGCGGGAGTGAGTGGCTTTGCGAGCGCGACAGATGTGGCGCAGGCGCAACAGGTGCTGAATAATATCAGGCTGGACCAGATTCGGAACCGGCTCGATCAGAAGAGGCGAGAACAGTGCCAGGCGATGATGGAGAGAAATCAGTTCGCGATGAACGTGATTTTCCAGCAGATGCAAGAGATGGTCAATGAGCACTACAAGATCGCGGGCTACACTTACCGGATTCCGCCGTGTGAGGAAGTGATTCCAGGAGTGGTGGCACCGCAGGTGCCGACGCCGGTGCCGACATTCAGCGCTGGAAAATAAAAGGAGAGAAGTGATGATTGATGCAATTCTGACTCTGATTTGGACAATTGTTATCTTTGGCCTGGTTCTGTACGTGCTATGGTGGGGTCTCGGACGGCTGGGATTGGCAGAGCCGTTTGGGAAGATTGCGACGGTGGTGCTGGTAGCGATCACGGTGATCTTAGCGCTGGGGCTTCTCCTAGGACGAGTTCCGATGATTCCGTTCTGCCAGATCGGGACGGTGAATGCGTGTGCCGGAGGTAGTGTGCGGTAAGGCCTTGGCCCATTCATTAACGGTTAATATTGCATGAACGTCCACTCTGCCATCAACGCGCAATTCCCCCAGAAGATGGAATGTATATTCCAACCGAAGAGGACGAAAGTCTTCTGGGGCGGACGAGGGGCGGGAAGATCGTGGGGGGTCGCACGCTTTTTGCTGCTGGAAGGGGTCAAGCGCAAAATTCGCGTCCTCTGTGCTCGCGAGCTTCAGAAGTCGATTGATGAGAGTGTACATCAGGTGCTGAGTGATCAGGTCAATATGCTCGGACTAAGTGGCCAGTATGTAGTGCAGAAGAGCAAGATCTTCGGCGCGAATGGGACAGAGTTCTTTTTCGAAGGCATCAAGAACAACGTGACGGCAATTAAGAGCTTCGAGGGGATTGACTACTGCTGGGTCGAGGAAGCAAACAAGGTCACTAAGAACTCATGGGGGCACCTGATTCCGACGATCCGGAAGGCCGGATCGGAACTCATTATTACATTCAACCCCGAGCTGGAGACAGATTACACGTATGAACGCTTCGTCGTCAAGGCGAACAAAGAGAACTCCTTCGTCGTGCATATGACCTTCAGAGACAACCCGTGGTTCCCAGACGTGCTCCAACAAGAGATGGATCATGATAGAGCCACGGATGAGGACCATTATAACAACATCTGGGAAGGGCAATGCCTTCAACAGCTGGAAGGTGCGGTTTTTGCGAAGCAACTCAGAAAGCTGTCTGCTGATGGCAGGATCAGAGAGGTCCCTTACGATCCGAACGTGCCAGTCGATGTGTTCTGGGACCTGGGACATCGGCATAATACTTCGCTCCTTCTAGGTCAAAGAGTGGCGATGCAGTACCGGGTTCTCGAAGGGTACCAGGATAAAGGAGAAGAGCTGGATTATTACATGAAATGGCTCCAAAACCGGCCGTACACTTACGGGACAATGTATCTGCCGCATGACGCCAAGGCGAAAAGGCTCGGAATGAAGACGACGGTGGAGGAACAGGTCAAGAAGAGATTCAAAGTTAGAATTGTTCCGAAGATGAGTCTGAACGATGGCATTGAAGCGGCCAAGGCGTTTCTGGCTACGAGCTGGTGGGATCATGATCTGACCAGTGACGCGAGGTTCGCGATCGCGAGGTACAAGTTCGAGATCGACCAGCACGGCGCGTACAGCAAGAATCCGGACGAGCAATGCGATGAGGCAGATTACGCGGCCGCGCTTCGCTACATGGCGCTGATGGTCGGCGGGAGTCGGCAAGATCGAGGCGATATGCTCGCGGCGCTGAAGAGCGCGGCTGAGGCGACTCGGGATTACGTCGCGGGATTTGAGCGCCAACAGGGGGCGCTGACTGGCGAGAGCGTCATTCGGCAGAGCGGACAAGATTGGATGAAGAGATGAGCCAGGAAGAGGACGACAAAATCATCGCGGAAGCCAAAGAACGCTGGCGCCTGTGCACTGAGTGGTACGGGCCCTTTTGGCGCAAGTTCTCGAACGATCTGAGATTCCGTCATGCGGACTCAGACAATGGCTGGCAATGGCCAGACGAAATTAAGCGATCTCGGGGGAGAAAGCCGTGCTTGACCCTCAACATTACACGGCAGCACAATCTGCAGATCAGCAATAATATCAAGCAAAAGAGGGCCGCGGTTAAGATTATTCCGACTGGTGGTCCGGCGACGATCGAGAGCGCTGAGATCTTCAAGGGCATTGTTCGCTGCATCGAGCACAAGAGTCGCGCTCAGGACATCTATGGCCGGGCTGCAGACTTCCAAATTGACGGTGGCCTGGGCTGGGTTAGGGTCATTACGGATTACTGTGACGACGACACGATGGATCAGGAAATTCGGCTCTACCCTGTGAATGACCCGCTGAGTGTCGTGCTCGACCCGGACGCGCAGGAGAAGGACAAAAGGGACGCGAAGTACGGCTTCGTTTTTGATCAAGTTCCGAGGAAGGACTTCACGAGCGCGTATAGACGCTTTGCCGACTCGATCGGGGACGAGGTCGGCCTCTTGGGGGGCGCGCTCTTTTCGAGCTTCACGAAGACGGATCATATTTGGATATGTGAGTACTTCAGAAAGGTTCCGAAGAAGGACCAGCTCTTTTCCTTTGTCGATCAGACTTCCGGGATGAGGAAGAATGTCCGCGCGAGCAAGCTCCCGGACGAAGTCAAGAACGTCGTCAAAGATCATCCACTGACGCAAATTCGCGACATTTGGCCAGAAGAAATCCAGTGGAAGCTGATTGTCGGCAATCGAATCATGGACTCAACGATTTGGCTAGGGAAGTTCATTCCGCTGATTCCATTTCTGGGGGAGGAGACTCTTGTTGATGGGCTCTACGATTGCAAGGGCCATACGAGGAATATGAAAGACGCTGCGCGGATGTACAACTATAACGCGAGCGCGCAAGTCGAATTCGTCGCGCTCCAGGGGAAAACGCCGTGGGTCGCGGCAGCAGAAGCAATCCAGGGCTACGAGGCGATGTGGCAGAGCGCCAACTTGGTCGATCATGCTGTCTTGATCTACCACGGAATGGATGAGGACTTTCCGGAGAAGCAGATTCCGCCACCTGTCCGGACTGATCCGCCGACAGCGGCGCCCGCGTACCAGATGGGCATGGAGACTGCGTTCAACCAGATGATGATGACGAGCGGTCAATGGCAAAACCAGATGGGAATGATGGGGAATGAGCGCACGGGCGCGGCGATTGAAAAGCGCGTCGATCAGGGCGACCTCGCGACTTTTCACTTCGATGATAATCATCAGTCCGCGCTCAGGTTCATCGGCGACCAATTTATCGACCTGGTGCCGAAGATCATGAACAAAAGAAAGATCATGACGATCCTGGCTGAGGACGGGACGGATTTGGAGCTGGAGCTTGACCCGGCTGCGAAGCAGGCGTATTTGCAGCAGGTGAATCACAAAGGCGAGGTGATTAAGCGGATTTTTAATCCCGCCCTTGGCTCGTACGGGATCGCGGCAGAAGTCGGGAAGAGCTATGCGAGCAAGCAGAAAGAGACCGCGGACCAGCTCACTCTTATCTTGACCCAGCAGCCCGAAGCCTGGAGCCTGATTGGCGACCTCTTAATGAAGTCGTTTGACTTTGAGGAAGCACAAGAAGCGGCTCGGAGAATGAAGAGAATGGTTCCGAAGCAAGCCTTGGGTGAGGGGCCGAGCCAAGCAGAGCAGATTCTGACTCAACAGGTCAGTGCGTTGCAGATCGCGCTCGCGAAGTCGCTCGAAGATGGAGCAAAGAAGGAGATCAAGCTCGTTGGGAAGGCCCAAGACAATCGAGTCAATGTCTATAAGGCCGAGACCGATCGCTTTAAGGCTTTGGCTGATGCTCTGGCGGTCGAGCCAGGCGGGCTTCAAGCTGTGATTCAGCAGCTCGTTCAGGAGGCTCTGGCGACGCACTTGACGCCAATTATGAGCGAGAATGTGACGGGGGCAGGATCGCCTGCAGCGGGGACGGAACAACCTCCAGTTCCTGGCGCAAAGAAGGCCCCTGACGGGCAATACTATGTGGCTCATCCAGGTAAGCCGGGGAAGTTTCTTAGGGTGAAGAGCAAGAGCAAGCTGAACGGGAGTGCCTCGAATGCCGATAAATGAGCTCCTGCCGAAAGAAGAAGGCTACGAATATCCTGGCGACATGAGCTTCTTCCCCTTCCGGCGGAAGGAGTGGCAAGGCATTCCCTTCGCAGCGCCGCAAGGCGGCGAGCTCGAGCTAACGATTCCGGGCTTTGCCCGAACGATGCTGAATGACTTGTGGCTCGCGTTTACTAGTCCAGGTCGCGCTGCCGCGGGCGAGTTCAAGCAGAACGAGCTTGAGGAGGTCGGCCTGCGCGCGGGAAGTGGCTTAGCTATGGGAGGGAGCCCAATTCGGGCTCCGGCGAATTCGCTGGGGATTTTTGCTGGTCGAAGGGCGCAGAGTGCGAATCTGGAGAGTCTTGGCAAAGCAATGGGTCTCGAGTCGAGACTTATGAGCCAAGTCGGAGGACCGCTTGGGAGTACCCGTGAAGGAGTTCGGCAGCACATTTTTGAAGAAACTGGTTGGTTCAGGGATGTCGATAACAAGTGGAAGTTCGAGATTCCCGACACGGAGGCGAGGCTGAGAGTCGAGAACTTAAGTCCGAACAAATTCGACAAGGAAATCGTCGGGGTCCCCTTCATGGCGAAAGCGCCGATGAAGCTGAAGGATGTCCTCGACCATCCAGCACTGTTTGAGGCGTATCCGGATTTAGCCGATGTCGAAGTCGGACACCCAGGGCTCGTCTTTGGCTTAAAGGGCGCGTACTCGCATGAGCAGGATAAGATTTTCCTCACGGGACAGAAGCCACAGGACATGGCTTCGACTGCGCTCCACGAGACACAACATGCGATTCAGAACAGGGAGAAGTTCGCGAAGGGCGGAAATCCGGAAGAGTTTCTTCCGGCAGGATTTAATGAGAAGATGAAGCTCGCGCAGCAAGTTTACGACAATGTGGCGAGCCAGGTCAGGGCGTACGGAGTGAATGAGTACTCGCTTATCTCGGCGATGGAGAGTCGTCGGATGAAGCAGAAGCTCTGGCCTCACCAGCAAGAAGCTCTTGACCGCGTTCCGGAAGAGATTGCGGAGACTCTGATGACGGCAGAGGATTCGATTCGGCCGCTCAGGCAAGTCCAGAGCGAGGCGTACACGACGTATAAGAATCTCGCTGGCGAAGTCGAAGCCCGAAACGTGCAGGAAAGATTTGAGCACCCGACGAGCGCGCTTCCGTGGAGGACGCAAGGGTACACTTCGGAAGAAGAGCAGATTGTGAGGTACTCGCATCCAGGATCTGCAAAGAGCGAGACTTTCAAAACGAATCCGATGAAGATCGCTGACGCGCATGAAGAGGAAGTGATGAGTCTTTTTACTCAGGCTCTTCAGGGGCTCGCGAAGAAGAGAGGACGAGAGTTGACTCCGGAAGAGACAGAAGAACTGAAGAAGACGTTCTTCTCGACCGGAAGTCCGATTCCACTCGATCTCGAGTCGATCGAGTATGATCCGTTTGATCTGGAGGAAGTTTCGGGCGATCCATTTAAGGTCGAGGAGAATAAGTGATGACTCGAGTGACTCACGCTAAGACGAACAGAATTCGTCTCGGGAAGAGAGGCGAAGCCCATGCGCACAAACAGGTCGCGGAAGTAGCGAAGAGCATGGCTCATGAGATATTCGATCAGATCATGACGAAAAGAGGCGACATCTTTGATCGCCTCAAGAAACAGAATCCCGAAATGAGCACGAAAGAGCTCGAGGCTTTTTTTGTGGCGAAACTTTATCCGACTCTACTTGTCGAGGCTCGAGCCTCGATGGCGGCAATTTTGCGTGACCCATCAAATTCTCACTTGCATCCTGACATATATGAGGCATTGTTGCTCGACAATACACTTTTGCGCGGAAGGGGCAGGCTCAAGGCGGAAGAGATGAAAAAAGGGAGGCTCAATTGACAACTCAAGTTCCCGGCGCTGAGGCGCCTGCTGCACCTGCTGCGCCTGCGGCTCCGACTCCTGTTGCTCCCCCGGCTCCAGCCGCCGCTTCGCCTCCCGCGACTCCGGCAAGTGATGCTGGGGGAGCGCCTCCAGCTGCGGCTCCAGCAGCACCAGCAAATGACTGGCGGCAGGATCGGATTAACAAGCTGACTGCGAAGCTCAAGGAAGAGCAAGCCAAGAACGCCGAGCTCGAGGCGCGAGTTCCGGCAGCTCCAGCTGCGCCTGTCGTTGTGCCTGCGGCGACTCAGGGCCTCCAGCCGGGAAGTCCCGAATTCCAGCGGGCGGTTGACTTTGCTGCGCAACAGAAGAAAGAGCTCGACGACTGGAACGCGATGTGCAACAACATCGCAGCAGATGGGCGGACGAGGTTCGGTCAGGTCGAATTCAACAAAGCCATCACGGACCTCAACTCGCTCATTGACAAGACCGATCCGCAAAGTATGCTCGCGTTCAACGCGATGATCAATGCTGCAAACGAGGCCGGCGACGGCGCGTACTTGATGATGCAGCTTGGCAGCGATCTGAATCAGGCCGCCAAGGTCCTCTCGATGAACCCGGTGAAGATGACTGCCGAGTTTACTCGGCGAGTCATTGCGGCCAAGTCAGCGGCTCCGAATGGGGAGCTGACTCTGCCGAAGCCGATCACTCCGGTCGGAGGAAGAGGTCCGGCTCATACGGAGATCGCTGCATCCGATCCGGTCAGATCGAGCTCGCTTGCGACGCCTGACTGGATGGCTCGACGCGAGGCGGAAGTCGAAGCGCGCCGCAGGCAGAAGATGGGCTTGCCAGCAGCTTGAGCTGGAAGTCGTCGGGGACGACTTGAAACTCCCCTGAGCGCGACTGGCAGCGTGAATTGACTGCCTGACGGCCCAAGCGAGCCTAAGTGTTCGCTTCAGTTCTCTCGTGCTGACTCATGAGATGGTCGCCCACCAAGCAGAGCTTGGGCAACTCGAGCACGGAGCACGACTGGAAGTCGTGGCCGTAAACCAGAGGGCGGCCTGCGAGGCCGAAAAGTAAGATGCCAAATACCCTTCTCACGATCGACATGATCACTCGTGAGGCGATTCGGCTGTGGAAGAACAGCAACGCCTTCTTGATGAACGTTGATCATCAGTACGATGATAGCTTCGCCCAGACAGGCGCGAGGATCGGCTCCACTTTACGTATCCGCTTGCCGAACGACTACGTCGTCAGAAAGGGTCCGAATTTGGCCCTGAACGACACGACCGAGCAGAACACGACCTTGGTCTTGGCGACTCAAGCGGGCACCGACATGGCCTTCAGCACGAAGGAACGCACGATGGACCTGGACGATTACTCCGAGCGCGTGCTGGCGCCGGCAGTGAACGTCACGACGGGCCAGGTCGCGCTCGACTTGATGGGCGCCTCAGAGGGCGGCATCTGCAACTGGGTCGCGACCCAGGACGCGGGCTCGAACATCTTGAATCCGATCGCCGGAACGTTCCTGGACGCGGGCGCGACCCTGGATTTGAACTCCGCGCCGAGGGCAAATCGGAAGATCGTGAACTCGCCGAGAACTGAGGCTCGCGTCGTCGCGAGCTTGGCCGGTCTGTTCAATCCTCAAAGCACGATCTCTCGCCAGTTCACGACTGGACGAGTTTACGACGCGCTGAACTTTACGTGGATGAGCGACCAGACGACGATCGTGCACACGAACGGCGCGCTGGCTCAGGGCTCCGCCACTGTCAACGGCGCGAACCAGACCGGCTTGAACCTTGTCGTGAACGCGCTCGCTGCCGGACTGAACATCGGCGACATTGTTACGATCGCTGGCGTGAACGCAGTCAACAGGATCACGAAGGAGACGACAGGCGAGCTGAGACAGTTCGTTGTGACCGCGAACGTTGCGGCAGCTGCAACAACCATTCCGATCTATCCGGCGATCGTTCCGCCAGTCGGAGGTCAGAAAGTCCAATACCAGACCGTGACGGCCTCTCCGGCGAACGCGGCAGCAGTGAATCCGGTGTCTGGACTGGCTGCCTCGACCGTCTACAGGAAGAACTTCGCGTATTGTCCGGAAGCTGTGACGATAGCGATGGCAGACCTCGAGATGCCGACAAAGAGCGTCGAGGAAAGCGCGAGAGAGATGTTCGACGGAGTCTCAATCAGGATGCTGACCGGATACTTCATCGGCACGGATCAGCTCATCACAAGGCTCGACGTTCTTTACGGGTTCTTGTGGATCAGGCCCGAATGGGCTTGTATCATTGCAGATGCAGTTTAACGAGTTACGACCTTGGTAATCCGAATGAGCGAGCTGAGCCTGGAAGACGCGATGGACCTCTGCACGCCTAAGAAGCTGGCTGCGCCAGCCTCTGGAAGTGAGTGGCCCAAGACCCTTTATCATGCTCGGCTCGCTCCTTCCGGCCGGACTTTTGCCAGTCGAGATGAATTTCTCGACTGTCATGATGTCGGTTGGAGCGAGACTCCGCTTCCAGCGGGGCGCGACGCAATTCAGCGTCGCTGAATAGGGAGCGCCGCAGGCGCAAGAGAAATGGCGAAGAAGAAGCCGAAAGGCAAGAAGAAGGGAAGTAAGTCCAAGTAATTTGGATGCGGAGAGAGAGAGGGCAAGCGGCAGCCCTCTCTCTCTCGTTCACTTAAAAGTCGGCGCATTCATGGAAGGAGTGCCTCAAGATGGCGCGCAGAAATAGGGACACCAGATACAGCATTTTCGACGTGATGGACGCGAGGGGAGTCTTCGACGATAACCCGGCGAATCAGCAAGCTGATGTTGAGCGGGACGGGACAAAATTCAACACCTGGCCGAATCAGTTTCCGAAGATGATGTATCACCCGATGGGCGAGATGAAAGTGACGCGCATTGCTGAAGTGATCGTGACCCCGATGGGGCCAAAGTTTGTGAACGAGCGCAAGGAAATGATCTCCGCGATCGCGGCGAATGAGCAAGAGGAGCGGGCTCTGCGCGCGAAGGGCTGGCACGATCATCCAGCGAAGGCGATTGCAGCCGCCGGGGGCAACGCTCCGCCGATCAGTGCCGCGGCAAGGATTGATGACCTGGAGGCCGAAATTGCGCGCCTGAAGGGCGAAAAAGATATGCTCGCGTCGAAGGCGCTGAATCCGAAAGAGCTGAGCTCGACAAGCGCGCCACTTACAGCGGCGAAAGCACTGGAGAGCACAAAGCCTGTCGAGACGAAGGTCTGAGTTGAATGGCCGTCCTTGACCCAGTAAACACGACTTGGGGGGACCTCTTAACGGAGGCCCTCAAGATGTCTGGTCGCCTGGGGATCGGCCAGACTGCCCTCGCTGAGGACGCGACGCTGGCTTGGACGTACGGCCAGTGGATGCTGCAGGAATGGGAGAGACAGAGGTGGAGAGTATTTCGGCTCGTGAGTCTGAGTCTGCTCTCCACTGGCGCGACCTCTTACACGGTCGGTCCGGCAGGGAACTTCTCGACTGGCACTTCCGCAAACTCTGTGCGTCCGGCGAAAATTGAGAGCGCGTTCTTGAGGATGCAGAATGTCGGCTCAGACCCTGTAGACTATCCGATAGAGATTCTCGCCTCTCGTCAGGATTACGACCGGATTGCGCTGAAGTCGATGAGCACGATCAGCTCGTACGTCTGGTACGATCCGGCCTATCCGCTGGGGGTTGTGTATTTCTGGCCTATCCCGCCGACTTCCCAGTACACAATGTTCATCAGCATCCTGGAACAGCTGCCGGTCAAATTCCTGACCCAGGCGGTCGTGATGGCTCTTCCCTTTGAGTACTACATCGCGATCGTCAGTAACTTGGCGATGCGTCTTCGAGCTCGGTTCGGAATCAGGACTTACCCTGGCGATGTTCTGCCGGGACAGGCAAAATCGAGCCTTCGGACTTTGATGAACAGCAACGTGGCGATTCCGGAGCTGGTGATGCCGAGAGACCTTCCTGGCGTGACTGGTGGGTCGGGGTATAATATCTTCAGTGATGGCTATAACTGACCGCGCCTGCGGCTCAATTAGAGGAGAAGTCGAATGACTAGTGCTATTCCCAGATTTCAGCCCGGCTTCCGGCTTATGGATGGCTCCGCGCTGAACGTGCTCGTCGATGCAGTCAACTCGGCGAACGGCTTTGGTACGACCTCGGGGCTGAGAGTCGCGAGCCAGCCTGCGCCTGCCGCGAAGACGGTTGCGACGACGCTCACGGCAGCGGAGCTGATGGGTGGTCTGATCACGGCGAACCAGGGCGGCGGTGCGGCAGCGAACTACACGCTTCCCTTGGCGTCGAGCCTCGCAGCGGCGCTCGGAACGGGCTTCGCGATCAATAACTCGTTCGACTTCACTTTGTCGAATATCTCGACCGTGGCAGCAGAAGACATCACGATCGTGACGAACACGGGCTGGACTCTCGTCGGGAACATGGTTGTCGCGAGCAATGATGCAGCGACCTCGATCTCGACTGCTACGTTCAGAGTCCGGAGAACCGGCGCTGCGACGTTCACGCTCTACAGGCTCTAATTTTCGTCCTCCTCGGGGCGAAATATTAACGGTTAATTTTTCGATTTTTCGACTGGCGCGCCGCGAGGCGCATTTTTGAGGAGAGAGAAGATGGCCCTGCGTACAATGAGAGGAATGTTTCCTGGCGGAAATACTGGCCAAGCCGGCTTGATTGCCGAAGTGGGCGGCACAGCCGCCCTCGCGACGCAACTGCCCGCAACAGTCAACCGAGTTGATACAGTAGCTGGCGCGGCTGACGGAGTGATGTTGCCGAGTGCCCTGCCTGGGTCAGTCTGCTTCGTTATCAACGGCACGGCGACGAGTATGCAGGTCTTCGGTCAGCTGAGCAACGACGCGAATCCACTTCAGACTGTGGGAAACCCCGTCGCGGATCAGCTCGTCGCGGCGGCGGACTCGACTCTCGTCGCGGGCGCGACTGGCCTGGCTCAGGCCGCGCACATTCCGGCCATTTATGTCTGCCCAGTCATTGGGGTCTGGAAGCAGTACTTGTGCGTCTCCTAAGTCGGACTCTTGGGGGATGATTGAGTGGCTCGATTTCCTCTCCTTGGCGGCGCTTATGCGGCGAGGAGCTCCATTGCGAATGCTCAGCGATGCGTCAATCTGTATCCTGAGCTGAATCGCAAGGACGCTCCTTTTCCGTTTACGCTTTATCAGCGACCAGGACTGCTGCCCAAGGTCAGTCCTGGTGTTGCTGCGAGAGGCCGAGGCCTATACCGCGCCTCGAACGGGGCCGCTTATGCTGCAATTGGGGACAAGATTTACTACGTGAATCCAGCCTTCGGGCTTGTTCTGCTCGGCTCGATCACCGCGCTGACGAATACGCCTGTCAGCTTCACTGACAACGGGCAATACATCGTCATATTCGACGGAAGCCCTAATCAGTGGTCGATCGAAATGCTCACGAACACGTTTGCGCCGCTCGTTGACGCGAGCGGGAATATGACTGGCGCAACTCGCGGTGACACAGTCGACACGTTCATCATCTGGAACCGGCCAGATACTCGGCAGTTCGGCTCGACCCTGAGCAATCTGCTGACGACGAATGGATTGAGCTTCGCTGCGAAGGCGACTTATCCGGACAAGCTCAAGACCTTGATCGTGAGAAGAACCGAAATTGTTTTGCTTGGGGACCTGAAAGGCGAGATCTGGTACAATGTGGGAGGCCCTATCTTTCCGTTCGCGAGGCTTCCTGGCTCGTATGTCGAGTACGGAATCGCCGCGCCGTACTCTGTCGCTGCGAACGACATCAGCGTCTTCTGGCTGAGCAAATCGCTTGAAGGCCAGGGCATGATCTTGAAGCTTCGCGGCTATGAGGTGACGCGAATCAGCAACCACGCGCTCGAGTTCGCGATCAGCCAGATGTCTGACATAAGTGACGCGGTCGGGTATTGCTACCAGCAGGGGGGCCATCTCTTCTACGTCATTCACTTCCCGACCGGGGATCAGACTTGGGTCTGGGACGAGAGCATCGGCGATCCAATGCTGGGCTGGCATCAGGAGGCTTGGACTGACAGTAACGGCATCCTTCATCGGCACAGAGGGAACGCCTTTGCGCTTGTGAACGGGCTGCCTTGCACGATTGACTGGGAAACCGGGACGATTTATCATATGGACCTCAATACCTTCACCGACACAGTTTCGGCGACAGTATACGACATCAGCTTCATCAGAACTTTCCCCCAAGTGACGCAGGTTGAGAACGAGAGAGGCGAGCTTATCGACCTTGAGGAGAAGAGCGCGACTTTCGACAAGTTCGTCGCGTATTTGGAATGCGGAAACGTGAATGCTGCGATCGCGAACGGCGGCATCGGACTTATCTGGAGTCAAGACGGAGGCAGAACGTACGGGCAAACCGTGCTGCAAAGTGCTGGCTTGGTCGGAGAGTACCGGACTCAGCCGGCTTGGGCAGGACTAGGCCTGGGGAAGAACACGGTCTTTGAGCTGAGACATTCCATTCCCGGTGCGGCGGCGCTGAATGGCGCGTTCCTGCACGGAAGGGTGAATGAGCAATGAGGCTAGAATCTGATGGTTGATCCAATCAATCTCGGCATTGTGAACGTCACGGTTTCTCAGCGGGCGATGAATCAGCCGTTCCCTCAGATTTACGAGCCGTTCGTTAAGATCGAGAACGGAGTTATCAATCAGAGCTGGCTCCAGTTGCTGATCGCGCTTTGGAATCGAACAGGTTACGCGCCCGGAGCGAGCGCGAATGACGCGCTGGTGCTTGGGGCGACCTCAAGTGATGAAGTGAGCGTCGCCTCGGCAGAGCAAAATGCGAGCTTGGGTCTGCTCATTCAGGAGGCTGTTGCGGCCGAGGTTGCCCGCCTCGCGATGGATCAGGAGCCGGTAGCGCGCCGCGATCCGCTGGAAGCTCTGCTCTTCATGGATACTGGTGGGGCTGGCGCTGCAGATGAGGATTGCGCTGCTTGCAGCGAAGTCATAGACGTTCCGTTCGGGACAAGAGTTATTAATCCAGCTTCTGACTTCTGCGGGACGATCTTCACGAACGCGGCTTAAAGGTGGGATTGAACAATGTCCGATATTAAAGAAGGCTTTGGCACAGCAGCATCGTTTACTATCACGAATGCGAATCTTGCATCATCGGCCACGGCTGGCTGGAAGTCAAATGCGATTGACAACAGCGCGAATAAGTATCTCGACGCGCAAGTGATGGTCGAGCTGGCCGCAGTCAACACCGCGCCGGCAGACAGTAAGGCGATCTTTCTCTTTGCGTATTCGCTTATTGACGGGACTGCTTACTCCTCAACTGGTGACGGGACAATTGATGGCTCGGAAGGAACAGTTACGTTTCCGAGTGTCACCACGCTTCCGAACTGCTTGGCTTCCCTTGGCACGATTCCTTATCCAGTTCAGAACAAGGCCATCAACTCTGTCGCGTTCAGCGTGGCTGCTTGCTTTGGCGGGGTCCTGCCGCCGAAGTGGGGAATCGCGATGATTAATCACTCGGGCATGACTTTGAACGTGACAGCCATCAAATACATTCCAATCTACAAGACGGTGGGCTGAGTGGTCGCGATCTACGATCGAAGCCGGTATCTTTCGATTCCGTCTGGAGCTCCATGTCTGGATCGCTCGCATTGGGCGTGCCAGCCGAGCGGGAGAATGGTGTTCTGTGCAGTGTCTGGTCCCGGCATCGTTTACAAGAACATAGTAACGGGAAGACCTGGTAATAGTACTGCTGGTGGATTGTCTGCAATTCGCCAGGGTAATCCCGGAACCGTTTGGAGCTTCGGCTCTGGAAATAGTAACTCGCTCAATTGGGGCACGAGCGAAGCACTTACTACGTCTGATGGAGCTGGAACTGGCGACTACACGCTTCTCATTTACGCTGCACCGATCAAGACGGGAAGCACGGTTCTGCACACAATAAATCAGCGTAATGCTGGAGGCGCGCTGAATCAGACATTGCTTTGTCTCGATTGTGACCAGAACAACGCCGGGTCAAATGGAGCCATTGCTGGCTGGGAGTTTGCTGGCACCGTCCGTGGAGCGCAATCCGCGACGACGCTTCTTCCCGCGTCTGGCTCTGCCCTCTGGCGAGTCATTGCTTACACTCGTCGCGGAACGGCTCGGACGATTTATGACAGGGGCTTCGATGTGACTTCGGCCAGCAGTGCAGGCGCGGCTCAAGACGTGACGACAAGTGCACAATTCTCAATTGGAAGCGCGAATGGCGTTGCTGGAAGATCGCCGAATTGCCAAATCGCTTTGGGGCTCGGATTTAATCGAGCGCTCAGTGCAGCAGAGATTTTCGACCTCTCGCTCGCACCGTTCTCGATCCTGTTTCGGAACTCGCTTCTGAAGCAAGACGCGGCTCCGGTTCCTCCGGCTGTTGCCTCAGCTGTAAATTGGAAGAACGCGACCTTCAGGTCGCTCTTAATTAGGTGAGGAAAATCTGATGTCTCAAGGCATGACTTACGAGATCGTGATCGAGCCGACAGCGAGCCCGGCCGCGGAGTTCGACGCGTTCGAGTATGTCGCTCCGGCTGACGCGGTTATGACGATCAGGAGATGCGTGCTCGGACAGTCTTCTGATTACGGCGATGCCGTTGCTGAGGGGCTCGGAATTCGAATTATCTCCGGCTACGCGACCTCTGGCTCTGGTGGCTCTGCGGCGACTCCCAGACCGCTGCAGAAGGGCTTTGCTGCTGCTGGCGGCAGCGCGGAAGTGATGAACACAACGGTCGCCAGCACGGGAAGTCCGATCACTCAACATTCCGAGGCAATCAACGCCCAAATCGGCATGGACTACAGACCGACACCGGAGGAGCTGATTCGGATTAGTCCGGGCGAACGGGTCGTCGTCAGGGTGAGTGCTCCGAGCGATCCCCTGACGATCTCGGGCTCGCTCATTATTGAAGAGCTCGGAGGGTAAGAGCTTGTGGCGTACGGAGTCTTTCGCTATTACCCGCCTTACTACCGGAGTCCTCGTCCGCGCATCTACACGATGCCGAGAAGTCCGGTCACGTTCACTTTGCCTGATCCAGCGACTTTATGTGAGGGAAAGAGACTCAAGTTCGGATTCTACGTGCTCGCCACTGCGGGGCTTATCATCCGAGCAACAAGCGCGTCGCAAATACGGATCGGGCCGCTTTTGTCCTCCCTGGATGGAACAGCAAATTCAAGTACAATTGGGAATTATCTGGAACTGCAAGCTCTCAGTGACACTCTTTGGGGTGCAATTTCTGAAGTCCCGAGTGGGAGTTGGACTGTTACTTAAGGGAGAACTTCTATGACTATCGGGCTGAAGAATCTCTATATCGGGCTGCTCACTAATGCAGACGTTGCAGTTTACACCCCGCCTGGCACGGGCGGAGTCAGTGCGAAAATTAATTCCGCCTCAGCGTATAACGACAGCACGAGCGACCTGACAATTGATGTCTTTATCGTCCCAGCTGGTGGAGCTGGTTCTGCTGCGGCCGCGAATCAGATTTACAACGACAAGGTCATTCCAGCAAAGAGCAGCATTGATCTCGATCTTCTGCGAGGGAAAAACATAATCGGAACAGGGAGTCTCGTCGCTAAGGCGAGCTCGACGAATCTGGTCACGCTGGCGGTGAGCGGATTGGAGGTTTCATGAGCAAGAGTGCTCCCTTTATCGTTCTCTCACTTCCACGCTCGCGGAGCGCATGGATGGCGCATTGGCTCTCATATCCAGGTAAGCTCGTCGGCCACGACATCGCCATCAAGTCAAAGTGCGTGAGTGACTTCCTCGCTCACTTCACCTTCGCGGACGGGACTTGCGAGACGAGCGCAATGCTCGGCTGGAGGCTTCTCAAGCACGAAATTCCAAATTTGAAGACCCTCGTCGTCGTCCGCGATCCGAAAGAGGTTCTCGAAAGTCTCGAGAAAAAAGGTCTCGCGAGCCCGGAGCTGACGAATGAAGTACTGAGTCGCTGGCACATGCTTCAAGCGATCGGCAATGCGAAGGACGCGAAGGCAATCAGATTCGGCGATCTCGACAACAAGGAAATCAGATCGACGATATTTGAATGGCTGCTTGAGCTAGGCTTTGACGAAGACTGGGACGCGCGCTTCGCGTACACGAATATTCAAGTCGATTTTGCCGCGCGCTGCGAGCAGCTCGTTAAGAACAAGGAACAGATCGGCACATTTCGTGCTGAGGTCCTCGCTCGGCAACAAGTGATCGGAATGAAGTCATGTCCAATCTTCAATTAGTTGCAGCGCTTGCGCTACAAGAAGAAGTTAAAGTGACTCCTGTAGGGCTGACCTTGAGTGAGGAGAGTTGGGACTCCGCGTGGCCAGAGGCCGCTGCGCTTGCGGCGAAGCACTTCGAGGAGGTCGATGGCGGAGTCGAGGAGAGGCGCATCTTTGCGCCTGATGTGTCTAAGATGCGAGCCCTCAACGCGATGGGAGTTCTTCGCATCTTCGTGGCCCGCCGAGATGGGAAGCTCGTCGGGTACTTTACCTGGCAGATTATGCCCGATCTGGAGAGTCAGGACCTCCTTATTGCGACTCAGGGCGCATGGTACGCGGAACTTGGTGAGTCCCGAGTCGGATTTCGCTTGTTCGAGTTCTCGATCGCGGCGCTGAAGGCCTTGGGAGTCCAGATGATCTTCCCGCATCATCGAACTCAAGGTCGTGGCGCAGAGCTCGGAAGATTCTTCAAGCGTTGGGGGGCCAAGCATATTCAAGACACTTACTCTTTATGGATCGGAGACTGAGATGCCAAGCATTACAATTCCGGCTGCTGTCGTCGCTGCCGCGACTGTTGGCGGAGCAGTCATCCAGGGCTCTGCTGCCAAGAGCGCGGCGAAGACACAAGCTGGAGCGGCGCAGAATGCGGCTCAGATGCAGTGGGACATGTTCCAGCAGATGCAGGGGAATCTCTCACCTTACATGGTGACTGGTCAGAACGCGCTCACGAATCTGAGCATGCTGACTGGAAATGCCCCGAGCGCCAGTCCGCAGATTGCTCAGCTGACTCAGCAACTGAATGCGGCAAAGGCGGCGCTGGCGGCGCTTCCGACTGGCGCCGCGACGACCCCTGCCGGGGGCGGAATAGTTGGAGGAGTCGCGAATGCACTGACTGGTGCTCCTGCAGGGACTGGTGGACCAGCAAATCTCGTTCAGAGCCCAGTTGGCGGAACGACGAATCAGCCTTACATTGCGGCTGGTGGCGGACAGCTGCCTGTGGATAAGGCTGGACTCGAGTCTCTCATCAGCAATCTGCAGAGCCAAATTAATCAGGCGCAGTTCTCCTCCACTCCTGGGAATCCCCTGACTGCACCGCTGACTCGTCCGTTCCAGCCGACGATGGCGGAGCTTGAACAGACGCCTGGCTACCAGTTCACCCTCAATCAGGGCCTGCGAGCGGCCCAGAATGCGGCGACGAGCATGGGGCTAGGGCAAAGTGGCCCGGCGATTGCTGGAGCTGCCGACTACGCGGCAGGTCTGGCGAGCCAGACGTATCAGCAGCAGTTTCAGAACTATTGGGCCAACAACATGAATCTGTATGATATGGTTGCTGGCCTGACAACGATGGGCCAGAACGCGGCTGCGGGAGTCGGAACTGCTGGGATTCAGACCGCTCGGGGCGCAGGTGAGGCTCTGATGGGCGGAGCGAATGCGCTCGCAGCTGGTCAAGTCGGCGCAGCGAACGCCTGGAGCGGAGCCGCTGGGAATGTTGGAAACTTGGCGATGTTCTATGGGATGCAGAATAATGGGCTCTTCGGCTCACCTTCGGCGCCAGCTCCAGCAACTTACTCTGGTGGGAATTGGAGTACCGGGCCTGGCGGGTTCCCCATGCCTGACACGGGAGGTTTCTGATGCCTCAGATGAACGCACTCATGCCGGGAATGGGCGAGCCAATGGCGCAGCAAGCCCCGCAAGCGCCTCGGGCGCGCCGATCTGTCGGCCCTGAAATGATCGCGGCGATGGAGCAGCAGCATCTTCAGAGCCGAGCACAACTCTCGAAGCTGGAAGAGATCGCCGGAAGACAGCGAGTTGTCAGGGAACAGATGAATCACCTTAAGACGCTGGGTGATTTGATCAGCGAGGATGATGTCGTAAATTCAGCGAGCAAAATCGTTGCTGCTGGCGTTCCGCCAATGGCAATAGCTTCGCTCCTCGCTGACATGCCGTCTGGCGCTGAGGCACTGAAGGAATGGGTCGTGGGCCAAGAGGCCCAATTCGCGCAGAAGGAAGCCCAGATGAATCAGGTCATGGGCATGGTCAGGCACAACACCGGGCTCGCAGCGCTTCGGCTCTTGGCTGCAGAGTCCTTCGGAAACATGCAGCCGCCAGGAAGTCCGAACCCGCTTATGCCGGAAGGGCCAGGACTTGCACCGCCGACTCCAGCGCCTGCGGCGATGGCGCCTGATGCTGCGCCGAATATGCTCACTGGAGGAGACTCTGATGCCTATTGATCCGACGATCCCGCTTGGCGGGCAACAGCATGCCCAGATGAACCCGATGGCAATGATTAGCCAGTGGGCTCAAATCCAGAACGCGATGAATCAGAATAAGCTCTTTCAGCAAACTTTTTTGGCTCGGCAGAAGGCAGGACAAATCTTGGCTTCCGCGCCGGACTTGGAGTCGGGACTTCAGGGACTCCTCTCCGATCCAGATGTGGCTCCCTTTGCTGGCGAGACGATTAATAATATCCGGCAAAGTCAGCTCACAATGAGCCAGCTTCAAGAGGTCCAGCAGGGCCAAGTCCAAAGCGGCCTCGACGCGTTCGTGAAGATGCTGCCTGCTGTGCTGGCGTCGCCAGATGAGAGCACCTGGAACGGGACGGCCGATTCAGTTCTCGCTCGGCTTCCTGAGGGGCTTCGCCCTCGCGCGATGGTCGCGATTGAGAGCCTCAAGAAGGCGATCCTCGACGGACTTCCGTCCGATCCAGAGGCGGCGAAGCAAGTCGCGACGCAAAGACTGAGCGGCTTGGCCATTGCTGGCGGACTCTCTCCTGAAGGCTTCAAGCAGCTCTACGGCGGAACCGAAACGCTGGACTTGGGTGATCGACTTCAGCCGGTTAAGAAGATTCCTGAGCAGCTCGGCGGCGGGTACAGGAGCTTTGACCAGACTTTTCCGAAAGGTCTGGCTCCGCAGATCACGACTCAGGGCGGCGTTCCGCTGCAGGTCGGAGGAGGCCCTGCCAGGGGCCTGAATCAGCTCGTGCCGAGTGCTCCGGCAGCGCAGACTAACCCGCTCGTTCCGTCTGCTGTGGAAAGCGCTCCGCTTGCGGCTCCACCAGGAGCGAGAGAATCTGAGCTGAATGCCCCTACGGAGCCGCGAAGCCGTGCTGTTCCGCCTGCTTACGCGAGCGACCTGGGCTTGCCTGGCGGCTCGCAGAGGCCCCCGGCCGGGGCGCCTGAGGCTCCAGACGACGGCGACGCTGCGCCGACGAGCTTCACCGGAAGGCCGCTCTTTGACGCCGTTCGAGTCACGCCTCGTCCGAGGTCGAATCTGACTGGGGCGCCGATCCTTAATCCGGCTGAGAAGATGGCTGTCGATGAGCAGATTAAGAATTTCTACGGAGAGGACCAGCAGAGGTTCGATTCGCAACAGCAGTTTCTTGGCCAGCTCAATCGGATGGATCATGACCTTGAGACGCTGGCAGAGCAGGGCGGCTTCTTGGAGCCGGGCGTTGCGGCGACTCAGAGGCTCGAGATCGCGAAGAGTATCAACTTCATGGCCCAGCTCTTCGGCGCGAAGGAGCCGATCTTTAACCCTGCCTCGATCGCGGTCGCGGAAGACTTCAGGAAGGAAACAGTTCGAGCCGGGTTTAGCTTGCTGACGCAACAGATGGGAGCCCAGCGCGAAGCGGCCTCGGTCGTCTCGAACGCGATTCAAGCGGTTCCGAATCTTGACTCGACGGTTCTGGGAAGTAAGCTCATTTCTGACTCGCTTCGCGCGCAGAGCCATCGCGTGATTGATCGCCGCTACTTCCAACAAGAATGGGCTCGCCAGAACGGCGGCGATCTTACAGGCTCAGCTGAAGCGTTCAACAGAGCCTTCCCGGAGAAGGAATACTTCGAGACCGTGCTGAAGTCGATGGGAATGAGCGCGAAAGGCTTCGAGTCCCCGCTGGCGATTCGTCGAGCTCGGGACGCGGGCTATCTGACCAATGAGGAAGCTGTTTCCTTCCTGAGAAGTCAATTCCCGCCGAGACGGAGTCGCTGATGGCTCAGCAACAGTACGATCCGGAAGATCCTTATTCGTTCCTCGGCCTTGAGGCGCCTGCTGGCGCGGACATCTCTGACGTACCGGAAGGAATTGAGGACCCTTATGCGTTCCTGGGAATTGGCCCTGGCACTGTTGCTCCTGTCGGCCAGCCATTTAGAGATCAAGAACTGCGTCAGGGTGAACCAAACGATTGGAACTACGGCAAGCAGATTGCTTCAGGGCTTACTCTCGGCTTCGGCCCTGAACTTTACGGAACGGAACGGTATCTTGCTGAGGGAGGGCCTCTTGGCCCGCTCTCCCTCTCCCAGAACATTTACAATCAGACTCAAGCACAAGAGGCCTTCGAACGCGAGAACTATCTGCACGCGAAGCCGGTCGAGCTGATCTCTTCCGTGCCGACGACAGTTGCTGCAAACGCGCTTACGCCTGGATTGATCGCGCTTGCGCGCTCTCCCTCGATCGCCGCGCGCCTTGGTGCTGGTGCGCTCGCGGGCGCTGAGACCGGTGCGCTTCAGACGAGAATCACTGGTGGCGACATTGCGGAGAATGCTCTGACTGGCGGCTTGCTGCAAGGCGGGATGCCCGGTGCCTCTGCTGCCGCAGGCAGAATGATTCACCCCAAAGTTCGTCCTGGCGTTGTTGACACAGTCAGGAAGCTTGAGGCGCTCAATATAAAGCTTCGCCCGAGCCAGGTCGCGATGAGAGAGAGCCTACGTCGTGCGGATGAGCTCCTGGCGAGTGGCGGGAACGAGAAGCAACTGCAGAGCTTCACCGATGCCCTGCTTGACACTGTCGGCGAGCGCGGGAACGGGTTCAATTCAGTCACGATGGGAAGAGCTTGGGACAAGATAACCGGCGCGATGGACGCTCATGTCGCGCAAACTATCGTGGCGAAAGATCAGCCCCTGAGCCAGGGCATGGCGCTCGTAAGTGCAAACTTGAAGGGACTTGAGAAGCAGTATCAGGACCAAGTTCGCGACGCGATTAAGGTCATCAACGGCTCGTTCACGAAAGGCTCGATGGACGGAAAAATCTACCAGCGGCTGACTGAGAGAGGCGGGCTGTTGACGAATCTAAGCCGCTCGGGGAGCCCTGTCGTTCGCGAAGCGGGTGGGCGCTTGCGCGAGCTTCTTGATGACGCGGTTGAGCGTTCTTCTCCTCCGGGGACCCGCGAGGCTTGGGCTGAGTCGCGAGCACGACTTAAGAATCTGATCGCGATTCAGCCCCTCGTTGAAGGAAATACTTCCGGCCTCGTCGATCCGAGGAAGCTTCATGCTCAGGTCAAGAAGACCTTCAGCGAATACGGCTGGGGACCTCTCCCAAACAGCATGGACGTGCTGGCAGAGGGTGGCCAGCTGATGCCACGAGTCGGCCCGACAGGAGAGGCGATCAGAAGCGAACGCCAGCGCTGGTATTTGCAGCCGAGCACTCTCTTCCCTGTCGGCATGGGAATGGGGGAACTTATGCTGCTGAGCGGTAATACTAGCAGGGCCGCGGCTGTTGCCGCTGGAACCGCCGCAGTTATTGAGGGAGCAAAAGCTTCCCGCGGCGCGATGATGAGAAGCGATTGGTACAGGAACGCGCTGACCGGGAATGTCTCGCCTCCGAGTCTTGGCGGTCGCGCTGTGCGAAATACTTTGACGGGCGCGGTCAACGAGCTGACTAATCAATTCGAGGAGGACGGGAATCAATGACTGAAGGGTGGACAAAATTTTTCAACTTACTTGGTGCAAAGCTTTTTCCAAATCCGGTTCCGGAAGAAGTGCCGAAGAAGGTTGAGCCACCGCAAGCGGTGGCTGAAGAGCCTCTTCGCTTCTTCACTCCGAATTATGACTTCCATAGTCCGGAGTTGAAATCGCATTACCTGAAGGGCTTGACTTACACAATCCGGCCTGGGAAGAGCTATGATTTGCTTCGCTCGCTCGCGGATGGTGAGTGGAGTCGCCGAGGCATAATCCGCTTCCTTCCAGCTCATTCTGGGAGTCCTGGAAACATCGGCGCTTCGCGAGCGGTGATTTTGGGCACAGCCACTGTAAAGGACAAATAAGATGGCCGTCACTCATCCAACTGCAGTCAGGAATTCTCTTGCTGACCTCGTCGTGGACCTGATTGATGCTGGCGCTGGTGCTGGCACTCTCGAGTACCAGACAGCCGGCAGCGTAGAGGTCGCGACCTGTACTTTTTCCGATCCGGCCTTCGGCGCTGCAAGCGGCGGAACAGCGACTGCGAGTGCTATTACAGCTGACGCCTCAGCAACTGGCGGAACGATCACAAAGGCTGTCGCGCAGGACTCAACCGGAACAGATTGCTTCTTGTGCTCCGTGACCGCCACCGGCGGCGGCGGAGACATTGAGATGAACTCAGTGGTCGTGAGTGCAGGGCAGCAGGTTTCGACGACGAGCTTAACGTATTCGGCCCCACCGTAGAGGAGAAAAAACATGGCTACTTATAACAGCATTTCCAAAACCAGGCATAAGACTTTAGCTCTTGGCATCATCGACACACTCAACTTTACTGGAGACCACGGCTCGGTCAGTATTTCAAATAGGAGCTCTTCCAACGACCTATTCGTGACGACAGATGGAGTCGACCCTGCTGTAAATGGAGATGACTCTTACATAGTGCTCCCTGGAACAATTGACACGTTCGGTACGACTGCAGTGAGCGGTCACACTCAGGTCAAGGTCACTGCTGGAATCGCTGCCGCTTATTCTGTATTCGTATGAGCGTAATTCGTGAGTTTATCAAATGTGATCTCTGCAAGGGGAGAGCGAAGCTCTGGCTTCACGGAAACGACTACGTCGGGTGTCCACAGTGCCAGGAGACTGGAAAGATCGAGGTCGTCGAAGAGCGCGTGCAACGTCCAGTCAAAAAGATCTTCATCCCTGGAATGAAGCCCTTCGAGCTCCAGGTTTCACTTCCGCGCTCATCTCTTGCTGATATTGTAATTCCGAGGAGAACCTGAAAGATGGCACTTTATTCTTTGGCTCAAACCGGAACTGCTACGACTTCTGGGAATGCTTGCAGCGACATGGCTTGCAGCACCGGCGTTCGGCCGAGGTTGATGGAAGTCGGACTCTTCCTTGGAGCGGCAACAGCTTCGACGTACAGCTTGAGGCGATCGACCGCGCTCGGCACGAGAACGACCCCGACTGCACTGATTGCTGAGGACCCCGCTGATGCGGCCCTGACGGGTATCGAGCTGATCGACTCGGCTATCGCGTTCAGTGCTGAGCCGACTGAGGCGACAACAAAGCACAGGTCGATTGGTCTGCCCGCGACGATTGGAGTCGGAGTCATCTGGACCTTCCCGAGAGGGCTAGTTTTGGCTGTGAGCTTGAGCTTCCTCATTCTGAACGACGCGACTAACTCTGCCTCGCTTCACCACTATTGGGTCGCGGACAAGTAAGATGATTATTAAGAAGGAAGAAGCTGGACTTGTTCTCGAGCTCAAGAATGAGTCCAAGCAGTACATGGACGCCAGCTACGCGTCTGTGACGGCTCCAGACATCTGCTATGTTGAGATCTTGATTAACGACATTCCGTTCGACGGGGTATGGGTGCGTGAGTCTCACTCTTGGTGGACGAATGCGGGAGGGAAGCTCTTGCCGATCCATGGGCTCCCTGCCGGGGCGACGCTTAAGATCACCTCTTCCGGCGCGTGCGCGCTAAGAATTGACTGGAACGAGTAAAGTTTTGTGACGACTGTTGCCAGCACATTCACGATCTGGAGAACAGGTCGGCTCGCAGACGGTTTTCAGGGCTCTGCTGGCAGCGGCGCGCACAGAAGGTACGCGAACTCCGACACTGACTGGGCGATCGGGCAGAGCTATCGGCCAGTTATTGGATGGAATTTCACTGGCAATCATGGTGTCTGGCAGAGCCCGACGATTTGGACTGCCACGCTCGGCTTTTATAATTTCGAAGTCCTCACTTACGGGGAGGGAAATCCGGCTGCGGGCGCGGCAACTGTTGCTGGAACTGCCGAGTCATCTTCCTCCGCCAGTGGCTCGCCAGATGCAAGCGCCGCAAGTGTAGTTGGCACAGCAATTAGCGAGAGCATCGCGAATGGTGTACTGGCTGCTTCTTCCGCGACTGTTGCTGGTACAGCGCTTGTAGAGTCCGGTATTTCCGGCTCGGGTACGCCTGATGCGCAGAGCGCCACAGTCTCGGGCTCAGCAATCAGCTCAAGCAGCGCAAGCGGGGCACTTGCCACAAGCGCTGCAGATGTGACCGGAACAGGCCTGAGTGCCTCGATCGCGATAGGAAACCTCTTTGCCTCGGCGGCGCAAGCCGGTGGAGTAAGTTTGTCCTCGAGCATTGCAAATGGAGCACTGGTGGCTGGCAGCGCTCAAGTCTCGGGCTCCGGCTTCGTCGGGACTCCGCCTGTGGGGGGAACTGGTCGGCTCAATTCGATGCTCATCATGATTGGAATCAGGATTAATTGAGGGCGAGTCGAGGGTCGAAGGGCCTTGGTCCATGCGAGCCACGGCCGTTTCGGCGTCGATCCTGGGGGGCATACGTGGGGTGCTGGAATTGTGAAACGGCCATCCCACGGGCGTTTAGAGGCCGTGTACGGGCGTTTCAACCAACTCATTCAAAAGCACCAAAAAAAAAAATTTTTTGAAACTCTGATTTTCATTTCAGCCTGGACTCAAGAACTTTTCCGTCAGTAAAAACATAGTCAACTGCTAAACTCAGGAATAC